TCCACATTCCTATGACTGGTGGTGCTATTGTTCCTGCTTACAACATGCCTGGTTGTGATGTCAAGATGACACAGACACAACTTGCTGATGTATATCTTGGTAAGATTACTAACTGGTCTACCTTTGGTTGTGAAGATAAAAATATTCTTCCTGTATATCGTTCTGATGGTAGTGGCACCACAAAAGGTTTCACTAACTCACTATCAGCATTCTCTCCTGAATGGAAAGAGAATGTCGGCACAGGTAAGGCAGTAAAGTGGACTGCTGGTGTTGGTGGTAAAGGTAACTCTGGTGTTGCCGCACAAGTGAAGCAAGTTCCTGGTGCCATTGGTTACCTGAACTATGGTTATGTGAATGGTGATAAGTTTCAACAAGTATCACTACAAAACAAGGCAGGTAACTATGTCAAAGCAAATGCTGAAACATCTGCAGCAGGTTTGAGTAAGATCATTCTTGATGATCAACTTCGTGGTGCTGACGCTAATCCTGCTGGTGCCAACGCATATCCTATTGTCTCCCTTACTTGGATCCTAGCGTATCCTGAGTCTAAGACTGGTGTGAAGGAAACTCTTCGTTATATGTTGAGTGAGAAGGCACAGGCAATGTCTGATGGTCTTGGTTATGTTCCACTGCCTGAAGACTTGAGACAGAAAGCACTTGCTGCTGTTGAAACTATAAATTAATAATTGATATGGCATTATGGATACCCATAATGCTCACGCTCGAATAGTTCAGCGGTAGAACACCAGAGTTACATTCTGGGTGTCGGGGGTTCGATCCCCTCTTCGAGCATTCATATATAATTTGATTTTGAGGATATAGATTGGTACAGTACAATGTTAAAGGTAAGATGTAAAGAGTGTGGTGAGGAATTGGTTGCACGGGGTTCTAGGACAGTGTGTTGTGGTTGTCCTAATATGACTACAATCAATGGAGATAAGATTTCAGCAAACGATTTATCTAAAGTTCTTATGATTGATAATGGTCAAGAAAAAAAACTAAAACTAAAACTAACGTCATCTGATATGGAATGGCAAGAATCTAGGAAAAAAAGAAAGATTAGAAAGTTAGACTTTGATATTCGTTAATACTTTTTTAATCTTTATGTTTAATCTCACATAAATTGTGATGGTAAAAACATATTTGGTTGACTTTTAATAAATATCCAATAATATAATGATGTAAATTTAAAACAAAAACCAAAATGGATAATACATCCTACGAAAATTGGATGAAGATTAAGGAAACTTTTGAAAAAACTGGATCTACTGATAATTTTTATTATCAACGAGCATGTGCAATTGTATCAGGTAAACCAGACCCAATTGATAATATAGATGACACTCAGGATGATTGAACATTATATAACAAAAACAGAAGCACAGGAGATGATAGATGATGCCATACGAAAACATAATCGTAATGCTGGAATTATCAGTATGTGTGTTGGTTGGGTTGTTCTCGCACTTTTTGCTGAGGGTTTACTTCGACTTATCGGAGTAATTCCACCATTGTTACCTTGGTTACATATACAATTATGAGCGCATTATTTGTTTTTGGATTTATTATATTACTAACTTTGGGAATGCATTTAACATGGCCAGTACCGTATAGAGGAGGAACAAAATGAAAGTTGGAATGATTGGTTTAGGTCGCACTGGTGAAGGTATGTCTCGCCGTATGATTGAAAAGGGAATTGAAGTCTGGGGTTACAGTAGTACTAACTATGAGAGTGCCTGTGGACAATATGAAGCAGGATACATTAGTGGGTGTGTGACCTCACTAGAGTATCTTGTTCAGGCAGTTAAATCTGATGGTCTTAGATACACTAGTGCAGGTAAAGTTCCTGGTATATTTCAAATCACACTTCCAGAAAAAAAGGTAGAAGATACACTTGATGAGTTACTACCTTTACTTGAAGCAGGTGATATCATTATTGACTATAGTAGTAATGATGTTTCAAAATGTCAGGAACTAGAAAAGTATTGTTCTAAGTTAGGTATATCTTATATCCACTCTGGAGTATATGGAGCACCTTACGCTATTGATATTTGCTCTAGCATTTTTCAATCTCTATCTCCTGGTAATGTGATCTGATGCCACATGAATTCGACCCTTGTGAAGCACCTGTCGAAGGTGAAGTTGATAAGTGGGGTTTTACTATCAAACCTACTATCAGTGATGATGAATTAATTCTTCGATGTTTAAAGAATGCTCCTTGTGGATCTGACAAAAAACAAGTAATGAACTTAATTAAAATCTACGAGGAAAAAATTTAATGACTTTGGCACATGTCCTACTTTTCGGATCACTACCCTTTATATGTGCCACCGCATATTTCGGGTACAGAAAAGGTGAAAATGTCTACTATGAGAGTGACAAATATGACGGAAATGGAACAGCGCATTAAGATGAGATATGCGTTTGCTATGTCATCATTTGCTAGAATGTTTACACCAAATAGAATGACATGCGAGATGAGATCACTCTGTAAAGAATGGTCTGAAATTGATGACCAACCACCTACAGGTGATTTGTATAAAGTTGATCGATATTTTTTAGAACTATGGAAAACATGGTCATCTCCTTTGCAATAGTTTATTGTTCAGTTGGATTATTTCTTTTTGTCCTTTCACTTTTACAAGAGTAATGTTACAATTTGCTAGGTTTTGTGGTGTTGTATTAAACAACCCATATGGATTAGGATTTCTTTCAACCATTTTAATATTTGTTCCTATAATAGGAATGTGGGCAGTTCACAAATATGATTGGCAACACTGGGAACCATTTGACAAGAGGCATAACTAATAGTATACTAATTGAGTCAAGAGATTGACTGCGGTAATGTCCTTCAGGGTTCAGCATTAGCGGCGATAGGAACCCTGATAATTATCATACACATATATAAATGTAAGATGGACATTTACACTGTGGAACACTGGCAAGAGAACTGGGAAGAGTTGATTTCCAGAGTGGAAGACGGGGAAAGTATAGGTGTGACAAACGGGAAGAATACTGCTATAATGGTTCCGGCGGATGATGAACTCATACGCATATACACGGAACAGAACAACGAAGGTTCTTGAGGGACTGTCGCATATTGGTTAATGCCTACACCTTATAAGTGTATGAACCGGGTTCGATTCTCGGCAGACCCACTTGCTTGTTTAGCACTTCGGTAACTGCGCCCTGCTCATAACAGGATTAAAACAGGTTCGACTCCTGTAACAAGCACTTGACGGATATCCGTCATTCCTCTATAATAGACAGGTCAACACACAGAACAATGGCACTCAACGAAAAGTTCAAGAATAAGGATATTAGTATTCTTCGTCTAGCAGCACAAGGTGAATACTTTCTTGATGTAAAGAACCCAAAACTCTATAAGAAAGTTCGTAAGTTTTATGAGAATGACGGCATAGTGTTTACTGGAGATGTGCTTGATGATTATGATATGATGATGGAACAGATCGCTATTGATCTTGAAACTGTTGAGGTTACACAATGAACAAGCAAATTGTTCTTCTTGAACGATTCCCATATCGTTATGTCCAAGCAGGTGTTCTGGAGACCAATGGTAAACCAGACTGCCGTATTCAGAAAGTGGATTCATACAGTGGAAAATACAAAGACATTTACTTGTGTGATAATGAGATGCAGTTGATGACTGCTATTGAAGACTACCAGTATACTCTTTGGTTAGATCCAGATGGTGTCCCTTGTTATGTTAGAGACACTGTAAAACAATATCAATAATACTACAGGGGGGTTGCCAAAACCCCTCTTTTTTTGTATAATAGATAGGATAGTATAAAAAATATTATGGCACAGTATGTCAAAAAAGCACTCGTGTTGGGTGCTGGTGGTTTCATTGGAAGTCATATGGTCAAGCGACTCAGAGCAGAAGGATACTGGGTTCGTGGTGTAGACCTTAAGCGTCCTGAGTTTTCTGAAACTGAAGCAAACGAATTTATTCAGGGTAATCTATGTGATGTAGATTTTGTCCGTCGTGTCCTAGAGTATAAGGGTGACCGAGGCAACTTTTATAATTCAGTTCCTCATCGTTATATCCAACCTTTTGATGAGATCTATCAGTTTGCTGCTGACATGGGTGGAGCAGGTTTTGTATTCACTGGTGAGAACGATGCAGACATCATGCACAACTCTGTTACTATCAATCTGAATGTGCTGGAATGTCAGCGCAAGATGAACGAAGAGAAAGGTAAGAATGCCACTAGGATTTTCTATTCTGGTTCTGCCTGCATGTATCCAGAGCATAACCAATTAGATCCAGACAACCCCGACTGCCGTGAAGAATCAGCGTATCCCGCAAACCCAGACTCTGAATATGGATGGGAGAAACTTTTCTCGGAGCGTCTGTATTTTGCTTACCACCGCAATTACGGTATTCCTGTTAGGGTTACCCGTTATCATAATATTTTTGGACCGGAAGGAACCTGGGAAGGTGGACGTGAAAAGGCACCAGCAGCAATCTGTCGTAAGGTAGCATACCTTCCTGAAGAGGGTGGAGAGATTGAGGTCTGGGGTGATGGTAAGCAGACTCGTTCTTTCCTGTATATTGATGAGTGCATCGAAGCGTCATACCGATTGATGCAGTCTGATTTCATTGGACCAGTCAATATTGGTTCTGAGGAGATGGTTACTATCGATGAACTGGTAGATACTGCTGCAAAAGTATCTGGTAAGAAGGTAACAATCAAACACATTGATGGTCCTCTTGGTGTCCGTGGTCGCAACTCTAACAACGATGTTGTCCGTAGGGAACTTGGATGGGATTACTCACAGACTCTTGAAGAAGGTATCTTTAAGACCTATCATTGGATTGATTCACAGATTGCAGTGAAGCAAATAATTAAAAAGATTAAAGTAGGAGTTTGATATGAAGATTGCAATTGATAAGGAAGTAGTTAAAGGGTTAAATATTGATCACCTTAAGGAACTTGCACTCAATCAGTGTGATTGGCATGAGTCTGGAACTTGTGAGTATAGATTGTATGCACATTTGTCTACATTCTTTAAAGGGACAACTATCCTGGATGTAGGTAGTCGCACTGGCGGTTCTGCCTTAGCACTTTCATATAACGAGGATAATCAAGTTATCAGTTATGATTTGCAGGAGCAAGGTGCATCCAACATCAAGAAAGATAATATCACTTGGAAGATTCAAGATTTCCGAGACGATGATACTCTTGATTGGGATAATATTTCAATTATTATGATTGATGTTGATCCTCATGATGGTGTTCAAGAAGAAGAAATGTTTGAATTCTTAGAAGAGAAAGGATGGAAGGGTCTAGTACTCCTTGATGACATTGGTCCAATGTGGCCAGAGATTGAAGACTTTTGGAACCGGATCACATTCCCTAAACTTGATGTATCAGATGTCGGACATATGAGTGGTACTGGTGCTGTAAGTTTTGACTCTAAGCATAAACTTAGCTGGAAGTAATTATGAACATTGCTATTTTAGGATCTGCTGGACAGATCGGTGCATACTTGGAAGAGTATCTAAAAGAAAAAGGACATAATGTTATTGGTGTTGATATCGTTAATGGTATTCAGAATGACCTAAGAGTCACACCCAATACCTATGTTGAGAGTATTATTAAGAATGCAGACTTTGTATTCTTCCTTTCATTTGATGTTGGTGGTTCACACTACCTGAAGAAGTATCAGCATACTTTTCAATTTATTAATAATAATACCAAGATGATGGCAAATACCTTTGCCTTACTTGAAAAGTATAACAAGCGATTTGTCTTTGCATCTTCACAGATGAGTAACATGTCTTACTCACCCTACGGTGTGATGAAGCGTGTTGGTGAACTCCATACCACTGCACTTAAAGGACTGACTGTTAAGTTCTGGAACGTGTATGGTATTGAGAATGATATGGAGAAAGCACACGTCATCACTGACTTCATCCGTAAAGGATTTGAGGAGGGTGAATTTGAGATGATGACTGACGGCACAGAAGAACGACAGTTCTTGTATGCTGAGGACTGCTGTGAGGCACTAGAAACAGTTATGGAGAACTTTACTGACTTTAAAGTTGAAGACCCTCTACACATCACCTCATTCCACTCGACTTCTATTAAAGATGTTGCTCAAATTATTCAGGGACAATTTAATTTAATTGATAAATCAGTTAATATCAAACCAGGTCTTGCCAAAGATAGTGTCCAGATGGATAAGAGAAATGAGGCAGATACTTATATTACTGGTTGGTGGATACCAAAGACTGGTATTGATGTAGGGATTGCAAAAGTTTTTGATGCGATGAAGAAGAATTATGAGTAAGTATAAACTTAATTTATTTTGTGGTGATAATCTTGAACCATCTAGTTCTGCTCTGAATGAAACAAAATATGTTCAGTGGACCTATGATGGTTCTGGTGAAGCAAACATTTACGTGAGTCAGCAGGCACTTGGCGCTATCAATGATACTTCTGGTAAACCAAATTATATCTGGTTGTTAGAATCTAAGCAGATTATTCCACAATACTATCAATGGGTGATAGACAACTATGACTTTGTTGCATCACGAGTTGATGGTATTTTTAGTTGCGATAAAGAATTATGCGAAAAGTATCCTAAGATTCAGTATGCCGTAACCAATGCAGCACCTTGGGTGCAGGACCGTAAGGTTCACGAGAAGAGCAAACTGGTTTCTATGATTGCATCTAACAAGCAGATGTGTGAAGGTCATATGAGACGCTTACAATTTGTGGAGAAGTTTAAAGATAAACTAGACTTCTATGGTCGTGGATTCAATGAGATTGATTGTAAAGAAGATGGACTGAGAGATTACATGTTCTCTGTTGGTATTGAGAACGCAGTTTATGATACTTACTTCACCGAGAAACTGACCGACTGTTTTGCCTGTGGAACCATTCCTATCTTTTATGGTTGCCGAGGCGTCACCAAATACTTTAATGCAGACGGCATTATCTTCTTGGATGATGATTTTGACCTTTCTATGTTAAGCGAAGACTTATACTATTCTAAAATGGATGCAGTCAAAGAAAATCTTGAACGTGCTATTGAATTTCCTATTGCAGAAGATTATCTTTATCAAACTTATTTCTCATGAGCAGTCAGTTTAATTATTTCAAACAGAATAAAGTTGATGTAACTGGTGTACTTCATGTTGGTGCTCACAGAGGAGAAGAGATTTATGACTATGAGACTATGGGGGTAAAACAGGTAATCTGGGTTGAACCAGTTCCTGAACTCTTTGATGAAATGGAAACCTTTTTGACTACTGCTCAATGTGCAGTTACTTCTCATGCATATGAGTATGCTGCAAGTAATACTGATCATGAGATGGTTGAGTTTAATCTGTACTATGGTCCTGATGCAGCATATATGCGTGGAAATAAGGGATGTTCTTCTTTACTTAAAACAAGTGGTAGATTTGAATCCTGGTCAAAGGGAACAGTTCAAGTTGAAACAATTAAGATAGACACTCTCCTTGATGAGAATGACTTTAATTCTTCTGACTTTCAATATCTGAACATGGACGTGCAAGGTGCAGAACTTATGGTATTACAAGGAGCAATCAAATTCTTAGATACTGTTAAGTACATTGCGACAGAGGCAACATGGGATAATCCTGATTATATTGACAATACTGACTATAATGAGTTAAAATCATTATTGGAATCCAAAGGTTTTATTGAAACTGAAATCTATCGTCACGCTGAAAACTGGGGTGATGCACTTTTTGTCAAAGGGGAATGATGAATCGAATTAAAAGTTATAGTCAACTAACGTCAAGTATTATTACTTGGGTTAAAGAATATACAGATAAGAATAATATCAATTCACTAGTTGTTGGTGTATCTGGCGGTATTGATTCTGCTGTAGTTTCTACTCTCTGTGCAGAAACTGGTATGCCCACTTATGTGTTGGGAATGCCTATCCATCAGAATGAGGAACAAGAGAATCTGTCAGACGCACATCTTGAGTGGTTGTCCTACAAATATACCAATGTAACTAAACTTAAGTTTGATTTGACGAATACCTTTGATACATTTGCATCCACTATGGATGGATATAATGATGATAATCTTGCCCTTGCAAATACAAGATCTCGTATTCGTATGGTGACTCTATACCAGATTGCTGGATCTATTGGAGGTATTGTTGTTGGAACTGGTAATAAGGTAGAAGATTATGGTATTGGATTCTATACTAAATATGGTGATGGCGGTGTTGACATCGCTCCTATTGCTGATCTCTATAAAACTGAAGTATGGGAACTTGGAAAGCATCTTGGCGTAGGTCAACGTATAATTGATGCATCACCTACAGATGGATTGTGGGACGATTCGAGAACCGATGAGGCACAGATTGGTGCTTCATACGAAGATTTAGAATATGCAATGGAGAATGGTAATGGACCTGCTGTTAGAATTTTGCATGATCTAAATGCAAAGAATAAGCATAAGATGATACCCATTCCTACATTCAAACTATGAAAGCAACTATTGAAGACGTAAAACAATTTTGGAATGACCGTCCTTGTAATGTAAGACACTCTGAAAAAGATATCGGAACCAAAGAATACTTTAAAGAAGTAACATATAAAAAGTTTATTGTTGAACCACATATTATTTCATTCAGTCAGTTCACTGATTATAGTGATAAGAAAGTTCTTGAGATTGGTTGTGGACTTGGAACAGTAGGTATCAACTTTGCAATTTCTGGTGCTGATTATACTGGGGTTGAACTCTCTGAAGAGAGTATGAAACTTGCACAGAAGAGATTTGATGTCTCTGATCAATCAGGTAACTTCTATTGTGGTAACGCAGAAGAACTTTCATCATTTGTTCCTGTGGAAACTTATGATTTAGTTTATTCATTTGGTGTGATTCATCATAGTCCACATCCAGAAAAGATTATTTCTGAGATTAAAAACTATATGAATGAGAATAGTGTTCTTAAGATTATGCTTTATGCAAAGGACTCTTGGAAAAATTATATGATTGATGCTGGTTTAGACCAACCAGAAGCACAGTATGGTTGTCCGATTGCGAATACATATACTAAGAAAGAGGTGGTAGATCTACTTGATGGATATGAAGTTCTATCTATTGAACAAGACCACATCTTTCCATATCAAATTGAACCTTATAAAAAAGGTGAATATTTGAAGCAACCATGGTTTGCTGAAATGCCAGATGAAATGTTTGGTATCCTTGAGAAAAAACTTGGGTGGCATCTATTAATTACTGCTAAATTAAAATGAAAATCGGTATACTGGGAGCAGGCAGACTTGGTATCTGTTTTGCTCTACTATTAGAAAAAGCAGGATATGAAGTTATTGCTTCTGATATCCGTGAAGACTACGTTGCTAATTTACGTGCTGGGTTAATCAAAACAACAGAACCACAAGTTAGTAATCTTCTTTCCAAGTCTAAGAATATTACCTTTGTTACTGATAATATAGATGTAATTCATGAATGTGATTTGATTTACACTTTCGTTGCTACTCCATCACTCCCTGATGGTAGTTATGATATTAGTTGTATTCGTCAAATTATCAAAGACTTTAAGGAATGTGATGTAGAATGTAAGAGTCTAGTCATTGGTTGTACTACCAATCCAGGTGACTGTGATGATTTCCAGAATCACCTGAGATCATATGGTGTAGATGTATATTACAACCCAGAATTTATTGCACAGGGGTCTATTGTCAGGGACTTGGAGCATGCTGATATGGTTTTGGTTGGCGGTACTGGTAAGCACATCCAAGACATTGAAAAAATCTACGATGATATTCAGATTGAAACTCCGAATGTCTATGTGATGAGTCGCAAGGCAGCAGAACTTGTTAAGTTAGCAGTCAACTGTTACCTCACCACTAAAATTACATACGCCAATATGATTGGTCAGGTGATGCATAAGAGTGGTATGGGTGATGAGATTGATAACGTATTGGATGCCATTGGTTCAGACAGTAGAGTAGGACACAAGTATTTGGGATTTGGTTTTGGATTCGGTGGTCCTTGTCTTCCTAGAGATAACAGAGCATTTGCTGCTTGTGCTAAAAAACTAGGACTGGAGTATAATCTGGGACAAGTCACTGATTCATTTAACGAAGAGCACAGTAAGTTCTTAATAGATTATTACGTAAATAATAATCCAATGGGATTGCCATATGCATTTGATAGTGTTGCATATAAGAGGGGAACTGATATTCTTACCGAGAGTCAGCAATACAAACTATGTCTGGGTCTTCTAGACTTAGGTTGCAAGGTCTATGTTGTAGATAATGTTGTAGAACATCAATGCGATAGTAGAATTAATTGGAGCGTACCAGAAGAAAAAGTTATTTGGATTGATTTATGATTGGATACAACAGATTAGGTTCTAATGGTCGTCTGGGTAATCAGATGTTCCAGTATGCAGCACTGAGAGGTATTGCTGCGAAGAATGGATATGACTTTACTATTCCACCAGAGGATTACCCACACAGAGATAACTATGGATTATTTGAGTCATTCAAACTTAAGAATGTAAAGACCAGTAATATTGGATTTGTAGAAGGTAACTCAGTTCAGGAGAATGGTCACCAGTTCATTGAAGAGTTCTTTACTGAACTACCAGATGGTGTGAACCTTGAAGGGTACTTCCAATCGGAAAAGTATTTCTCTCATATCAAGGATCAGATTCTACAAGACTTCCAATTTAACGAAGGATATTCTATTCCTTGTAATCAATATATTAAGAGTCTTGATACCCCTCCGATCTTCTTGCATATCAGAAGAACAGATGCTATAGGTAGGGAGGAGTATCATCCCATCTTACCATTGACTTACTATGAAGAAGCATTGAAACAATTTCCAGAAGATACTCCCTGCTTTGTATTCACTGATGATATTGCCTGGTGTAAGAAGCAAGAGTTCTTCAAGGCAGATAGATTCCTATTCAATGAGAGCAACGAGAAATATTCATATCAGACTATTGACGGCACCGGTAAGAGGCAGAACACTCTGTTACCTCAGACTGACCTATGCTTGATGTCTATGTGTTCTGGTGCTATAATAGCTAATAGTTCTTTCTCTTGGTGGGGTGCTTGGTTGCAGAATGGTAGGGGTAAGGTTGTTGCACCAAATCCTGTGAAGTGGTTTGGACCTGCAAACTCACACTTGGATACATCAGATATGGTTCCTGACCATTGGAAAATTTTAGATTGGAGTAAGTAATGTCTATATCTTTTGATGGACTTGGTAATGAGGGTAGACTGGGTAATCAATTATTTCAGTATGCTTTCATTCGTGGTATGGCTGCAAAATGTAATCTTGATTGGATGATTCCTGGACCAGAAGAACCTAGGTTTGATAACTATGGTTTGTTTGATTGTTTTGAAATGACTGGGTGTACGCAAACTGGAGAAGGTAATTATCCTACTCTTGAGTGTAGAGATACTTTATTTCGGCAAGAACTTTTTGATAACTGTAGGGATAATATTAATTATTCTGGAGTTTACCAGACAGAAAAATATTTTGAGCACATTAGAGATGAATTGCGAGTAGATCTTACTTTTAATGAGAACTATCTTAACCCCTGTAAGGAGTATATTGATAGTATCGGTGGAAGAGAGAAATGTATATTCCTCCATGTTCGTCGTGGCAGTCCTAACATTACCGGTCGTAGAGGTGAGAAGTGGTCTTATCAAATGCTGCAGGAATTTCACCCTCTGTGTAAACCAGAATATTATACAGAGGCACTAAAGATTTTTCCTGATGATATTAATGTGATCGTTGTATCTGATTTGATTGAATGGTGTAAGACTCAAGATTGGTTGGAAGGAGACCGCTTTCACTTTTCAGATTCATCTTTGGAGATGTTTGCAGATGGTGCTAGTGTTCCTTATATTGACCTGTGTTTGATGAGTTTATGTAGTGGTGCAATTATTGCAAACTCCTCCCTGTCTTGGTGGGGTGCTTGGTTGCAGGGTGATGCTGGTAAAGTTGTAGCACCTACTCCTTGGTATGGTTCAGCAAATTCACATCTTGATACTAAAGATTTAATTCCAGATAGATGGATCAAAATGTATAATGACCCAACACCAATTGAACCAGTTTCATGAATTTAACATTTTTAATTCCCGTAAAACTTGAATCAGAAGATAGAGTAAGAAATCTTAAGACAGTTCTTACTTATCTTTTGTCAAAGTTCAATTCTAAAATTTTAGTACAAGAGCATGATACAGAGAGTAAGTTCTCTGAACTTGTTATGCCTCATCTGAATAAAAAGTTTGGAAATATTTCAGATAGATTTGGTTACACTTTTGATAATCAGACAGAACCATACTTTCATAAAACAAAGGTATTGAATGATCTACTACTGCGTTCTGATACAGAAGTAGTATGTAATTACGATACAGATGTATTACTTCCAGAGAATAGTTATCATGCTGCATATAATGCTATCATGAGAGGTGATTGTGATGCAGTTTATCCATACGGATGTGGTGCATATCAAAGAGCAGTCACATATTCTAGTGAAACTTTTGATGAATTTATTAAAAGTGATATGGACATAACTTCTCTACACCCATATGTGACATTAAGTAATTCAACTATTGGTTGGTGTCAATTCGTCCGTAGAGAAAACTATATAAATTCTTTTATGATGAATGAAAATTTTCATGCATGGGGTCCTGAAGATTCAGAGTTTTACTATAGACTTAATGTCTTAGGTAATAAAGTTGGTAGAGTGAATGATTATGTCTATCACCTGGAGCATTCACGAACTAATGATTCATGGTTCTCTAATCCTCTATGGAAAGATAACTTTATGTTATGGAATTGGGTCCGAGAACAAACCGGAGATACCATTTTAAATTACTGCAAACAGCAAGACTATGTACAAAAGAGGTTGAATAAATGATTGGATTTAATCAAATTGGAAACTTAGGAAGACTAGGTAACCAGATGTTTGAGTACGCTACACTTAGGGGTATTGCTGCTAATAAAGGATACGAGTGGTGTATTCCCCCTACAAATGCAAAGAGTATTGAAAACTATAGTCTGCATAATGCATTCACGATGCCTTCTGTTGGACCAGGTAATAGAAAGTTTTTAGATAACGGATATGCTCCTGTAGTAGCAGAACGTTACTTTCATTTTGATAAAGAGTTATTTGATCTTTGTCCTGATCATATTACATTACAAGGATTTTTTCAGACTGAAAAGTATTTTGAAAATATCAGAGATGATATCCGTAGTGAATATACTTTCCAGGATCATATTCTTGGACCTTGTAAAGAAGTAATTGAAGGATTTGATACACCTCCCATCTTTCTGCATGTTCGCAGGGGTGACCCCAACTTAATGGACCCTCGTGGATTCAAGTGGTCATATACAGAATGCTCCGACCAGCATCCACCACAACCAATTTCTTATTATGAAAAGGCACTGAAACAATTCCCTGATGATGTTCCCGTCATCGTATGCTCTGATTCTCCTGAGTGGGTTCAGACACAAGACTTCTTTAGTGATGATCGCTTTGCTATCTCTGTTCCAGAGGATAAGTATAGTGATGGTTCTTATGAACCTTATATTGATATGTGCTTGATGTCTTTGTGTTCTGGTGCTATAATTGCTAATAGTTCTATGAGTTGGTGGGGTGCCTGGTTGCAGAATGGTAGGGGTAAGGTTGTTGCTCCCAAGATGTGGTTCGGTCCTGCATACCCAAACAATAATACCAAAGACCTGTATTGTGAAAACTGGATTGTATTATGAAGAGAGACCTAACAGACTGTACCTTTATTGTTCCAGTTCGTATTGAGTCTGAAGATAGACTTCGGAATGTAATTACAGTACTGTGTTTTATTGCTTCTAACTTTGATACTAATGTTATTGTTAAGGAAGTAGATACCGAATCTGTATTTGCCGATCGAGCACTTCCACAGATTCAAGAGTTCTGTGATGACGCAACTTGTATCAAACATATTTTTGAGAAGTCTGATGACCCCTTATTTCTTAGGGAAAAGATTCTTAATGAGATGTTAGTTGAGACTACTACAAAGGTAGTTGTTAACTATGATTGTGATGTATTATTTGAACCAGAAGTATATGTGGAAGCATATCGTAGAATCATGGAAGATGAATGCGATATGGTCTATCCTTATGGTGAAGGTCCATGGCAGTATCGAGTAAGGGCAACAGATCAAGTTGTCTCTGACTTCTTGAATGAAGACTTTGATTTTACCGTATTGCAGAATGCTTCTTGGATTGATAATGCTGGTGAGGGATGGGTACAGTTTTTAAGTCGTGATGTATACTTTGAGGGGGGTATGGAGAACGAAAACTTTATGGGTTCTGCACCAGACGATTATGAGAGAGGATATAGATTTAGGACATTGGGTTATCGAGTGCATAGACTTGAGAATCATATCTGTCACCTAGAACATTCACGGGGTATGAATTCTTATCCCCAGTCAATGTCACAGCATCCATATTGGCAACATAATTGGAGTCTTTGGGAACAACTCCAAAAGTACGATAAAGACCAATTAATTGAATACTATTCAAATCAAAAATATCTACACAAGTATAGGTGTTGGAAATGATTATTGCATCTTGTCCTCTTCGTGTATCACTCTTCGGTGGTTCCACAGATAACCCATACTTCGTAGAGCAGTATGGACGTGGTTCTGTAATTAGTTTTACATCCAGTCTGAAGACCTATGTGACTATCACACAGGACAAGTTTGGTTTCAATAGAGAGCAGCACAAATATATCATCAACTATTCTAGAAGAGAAGAAGTCTCTAGTATTGGAGACATTCAGAACGAGGTTGTAAGGACTGTATTGCAGCACTATGATATGCCACCAGTTCAGGTAACTCTGACCAGTGATGCATATTCACAGGGCAGTGGTCTTGCATCCTCTTCTTCTTATACAATTAGTCTTATCAAAGCATGCACAATGTTCCTGGGTATTCCGATTACCGACAGTGATGCATGTAAACTCGCATATAAGTTAGAAAGAACTTATAACCCATACTGTGGATATCAAGATCCATACGGATGTGGTGTTGGTGGATTCAAGCGTATCAATTTCATGGGAGATGATTGTATCACCTATGAGTTCCTATCTACCGATCTATTTGATCACTACGATACGCACCTTGTCTTTACAGGTGTCACAAGAAACTCCAAGAAGATTCTGAAGAATGTGACGGAGAACCTGGATAAGGTCAAACCTCTTTTGGAAACATGTGATGAAGCATACTACCTACTTTCCAATAAGAGTTATAAGTGTTTTTTAAATCTCATGAGCAAGAGTTGGAGACAAAAGAAACAGACATCATCAACTATCGCAGAGAACGAGACCATTCAAATGATGGACTCTGCATTAGAACTCAACGATACTGTTCTAGCACACCGACTGTGTGGTGCTGGTAATGGTGGGTTCTTCCTGACATTCTCTAAACCTGGCACATTGACAATACCATACGACTCTGTTAGAATACGAGTCGGAACTGATGGTGTCTATGGTAAATCCATTTGAAGAATATGTAGAGGCACTTAAATGCGCCCATGCACAAGAACAGTTTTTAAGATTTCAGGCAGCATTTAACTGCCACAATAGAATTATTATCCTAGGTAATGGCGGTAGTAGCAGCGTAGCATCCCATATCTCTCAGGACTATATGAAGTTCAGGGGTAAGAAGGTATCTATCCTCTCTGACCCTTCTATGCTTACTATGCTTTCCAATGACTTTGGATATAAGAAAGCATATCAAAAATTCTTAGAGTATTATGTCGAGAATGATACTCTTGTAGTTATCATGAGTTCTGGTGGTGAATCCAAGAACATGCTTAACTGTGTGAATTGGTGTGAGGATAATAAAGTATCATACGGAGTGCTGACTGGGTTTGAATGTAATAATAGAATACGAACCATTGCAGTTAATGCTCTATGGAACTATTGGATTAATAGTAGGTCTTATGGCGTGGTAGAATGTGTTCATCAAATCTTCCTGCACGGAGTAGTATGAGATTTTGTTTTGATTTGGACGGGACTATCTGTGATACTCCCTGCGACCCTGATGGTCACAATCAAAGATACTGGGATGCACTTCCTATCCCCATTATGGTACAGACAGTCAATCGTCTTTATGATGAGGGGCATTATATTATTATCATGACTGCTCGTGGTAGAGGATCAGGTAAGGATTGGACATCACAAACCGAGAAGAGTCTGAATGACTGGGGTGTGAAGTATCACGAACTGGAACCTATGTTCCACAAACCCAATGCTGATATTTTCATTGACGATAAGGGTGCTAACGTATTCGATTGGATTCTTGGTCAACCACAAAGAAAAGGAATCATTGCAGGTGCCTTTGATGTAATCCATCCAGGGTATGTTCGTATGTTTGCTGATGCAAAGAAGTATTGTAACCATCTAACTGTTGCACTTCACGTTGACCCTTCAACCGAGAGGGCACATAAACTGAAACCAGTGCAGACAGCAGAGGAACGCAAAGAAATTCTTCTGGGTATGCGAAACATTGATGATGTTGTGTTTTATAACATTGAAGATGAATACCTTGCACTCCTAGAAAGTGGCGAGTATAATGTAAGGTTCCTAGGAGACGATTATTCTGATGGAAGTTATAGTGGTGTTGGTCTGGGCATTCCAATTACTTGGTTACCTAGAGACCATGAGTACTCTAGTACTCGATTAAAAACATTGATTCACAATTCTATTATGCCTAGGAGAAACGAGAAATATGACTAAAAGTTTAGTCACAGGTGCTGCAGGTTTTATTGGATCTAACCTGGTTGATTATCTTATTGAACAAGGACATTATGTTGTTTGTATTGATAATGAAAGTGCAAACAACAATGACTTTTACTGGAATAGTAAAGCATATAATGTGAAGGCAGACATCTCCAGTTATGGAGATATGAGAGAACACTTTGATGGTATTGATTATGTGTTTCATCTAGCGGCAGAGAGTCGCCTACAACCTGCTATTGAGAACCCTATCAATGCAGTCACTAAAAACTGTGTTGGAACTACTGTAGTTCTACAATGTGCAAGGGAAGCAGGTGTGAAGAGAGTAGTATACTCTTCTACTTCATCTGGTTATGGTGGTAATCGTTGGCCTAATGTAGAGACACAACCTGATGATTGTCTAAACCCATACTCTGTGTCCAAGATTGCAGGTGAGAAACTATGTAAGATGTATACCGATCTTTATGGTTTAGAGACAATATCCTTGAGATACTTTAATGTATTTGGTGAGAGGTCTCCTACTGTTGGTCAGTATGCACCAGTGATTGGTATCTTCCAGAGACAAGCAGAAAGTGGAGATGCACTTACTATTATTGGTGATGGTTCACAGAGACGTGACTTTGTTCATGTCCATGATGTAGCAAGAGCAAACTATCTTGCAGCCATATCACCCATCTACCATATGTTGGGTCATGTATTTAATGTAGGTAGTGGTAAGAACTATTCTATTCAAGAGATTGCTAACGCTATCTCTGATGCTCAAATATACTTGCCTGAACGTTCTGGTGAAGCATCGACTACTCTTGCAAATATAGATAGAATTGGTGAAATCATTGGATGGAAACCTGAAATTGATGTGATGGAATGGATCAAAACTAATGGATAAGAATAAGGCAGCATATAAACTCAAAGGTCTTCCACCTATCTACTACACGAACCTGGATCGTAGTCCAGAACGTCAGAAGTATATGGAGGACCAGTTCAAATACTGGGAGATTGAAGACTACACCCGTATCTCTGGATACGATGGTACTGGTGAAGACGACTTGAGCGGTATCCTGAAGGGTCGCTACCCTGACCAAATGGGTCCTACTGACGTTGGATGCTGTACATCACACTTGAAAGCAATCCACCAATGGTATACTACATCTGATACTCCTTGTGCTATTATGATGGAAGATGATTGTGATCTATCAGTTGTTTCTAATTGGCCATTTACTTGGAAAGAGTTCTATACAAGAATGCCATTTGATTATGACTTGGTTCAACTTGCTGTGATCAATCCTGGTGCCTTGCATGTAGCATTGCATAAGAGATTTGTCAATGACTTCTCTACTGCCTGCTATATGATTACGAGGCATCATGCCAAGAAACTAATGGATCTCTGTTATAGGGATGGTAAGTACAAACTTGACTACAAGGCAAAACCAAGATGCAATTCAGAGCACTTGATTTATGAGTCTGGTAACAGTTTTGCTATGCCTGTTCTACTATTCTCTCCTCCTCATCTTGAGTCAATGATCTGGAATAAGGAGCATATTGATACTTTCCATGTTCCAAGTCGAGATGGATTGCGTGAATGGTGGACTAAACAGGCACCACTACTACAAGACTGGGAACAATTGTTTGAGTATGACCCATATATGGGAAGACTGCCCCCTGTAGAACAAAATAAAGAGAGTTGACACACCAGGCAAGTTCGGTTATACTAGTATTTCGGGTGTATAAATACCTATTCGTGACGCGCATTACGAATTGTTACAGTTTCAACGCCTCAACTAATCGCCAAGATTCTGTGGTATAATATCCATAACGAGACAAGTCGATGTCTCTATTCATCTGCGGGTAACCATTCCGCAAGTAACTAAAGGTAATTAAACAAAATGATCAAATCTGTATTCGCAGCAACCGCTGCCCTGTCCGTATCTGCTGGCGCTGCTTTCGCTGGTCCTTACGTTAACGTCGAAGCAAACTCAGGTTGGACTGGTTCTGACTACTCTGGAACTGCCACTGACCTGCACGTAGGTTATGAAGGTGAACTTGGTGAGAGTGCATCATACTACGTCCAAGGAGGAGCTACTGTAGTCTCCCCTGACGGTGCTGAAAGTGACACTGTTCCTTCTGGTAAGGCAGGTCTCGGTCTTGCACTGACCGATGCACTTGGTGCTTATGGCGAAGTTTCCTTCGTCGGTTCAGGTGACGACAATATCGATCGTGGTTACGGAACCAAAGCGGGTCTGAAGTACAACTTCTGATATATTAATTGTATCGTGTGGGGGGCATCGCCCCCCTTTTTAGACTTATGATTTTAGAAACTATTTTGGCACTGAGTGCCGTTGATTATGACCATCTTGCACGAACAGTGCAAGTTGAGGCAGCAACTGGAACTGATGATGAATACTGCGTTGCAGTTTCCATTCTTAATAGAGTTAACTCTCCGGCATTCCCTAACACTGTTGCTGATGTAGTTTATGCTCCTGGACAATACGAAGGTTTTATCTATCGTCGTCCAGCTGCTAAACCTAGTGTTGTTGCTAGGTTAAAGAACACAGAAAAACTTATGGAAGCATACTCGATTATTGGTGATAGAACCAGTTTCAAAGGACAACGTATGTTGCCTTATCGTGTAGTTGCAGAAGATCCTATGTGTGATCGTAAAGGAAACTTTTATCATTATCACTGGCAATCATGATCAGTCACTTCAAGTCTCTTATCAAAAACGTTGTTGGTATCTCAACAACTAAAGTAGAATGTTCAATTGATGAGAAACCAGTTGATTGTAAAACATTCACTCAACCTTATGTTGGTGTTCCTGCACCATCAATTCTTAAAAATGATGCTTGGTTTGGAGAACCGATTATGAGTGAACAACAAAAAGAAATTGCTGATGATATCAGTGTGAATATGGATGGAGGAGTTGGTGGTTCTTGGAAAGTAAATAATGAACCAGAAAATATTCATCAAGTAATGTATGAACTATCTACTAAGAATAGTAATACCTTAAGTCAAGGTGGATCAGAAATATTCCAAGAATAAAAAATTTGAATTCTTTACTTATCATGACGGAATCTAAAGCACCAAAAATTCAAATTACATTTGACGGATGTTACAACTATAATAAGTTGAAAGCAGAAGGTATGGTTGACGATTGGCGATACTCTGAAGAAAAACTGGAACTGAGGCAACACGTCTATACTATTCTTCTGAACAAGTTTGGCGGTTTAACTAAAGAAAATGGTGAACCAATCTGTAGTATGGAGAGTATCCAAAATTGCTGTCACGATTGGGTTTCTCAAGGGCATGTAAATAGTAATGGAATTGTCAAATACTATGAGGCATACTACAAATGAAAAGATTATTTACAGCGGCGGTTGTTGCGGCGGCGTTTGCCCTACCTGTCCATTCCGCCCCCCTCAAAGATAGTGAGTATTTTACAATGCATTCTATGGGATGTATGTTGCTTCAAGAATGTATAGAAGATATCAATGAAGTTAAGTCCATCTCAGATATCAATTCTGAGATACCTGCTACTAATTACGACATTATTGCTGTTGAGTTTAATTCTCTTGTCAGATCACTTAATAAGGTCGGAGCTAAGGTTTTTCTAGCAGACCAGAAGTATTTCCCTGTGGGACACCGTGGGGTATATCATACTGTCAGTAATAATTTCTTCTTGAATAAAGCATACATGAATCGACCTGGAATGTTGATGAGTGTTATGCGTCATGAAGGATGGCATGCAGCACAGGATTGTATGGCAGGTACTATCAATAACTCTTTGATTGCTATCATTCTGCCTGAAGATTCTGTTCCTCCACTGTATCAAGAAATTGTAAAATCAACATACAGAGATCAACCTGGAGCAATTCCCTGGGAGAAAGAAGCATACTGGGCAGGTAAAACTGAAGGTATGACTGCCAAGGCACTTGAGTCTTGTGCTCGTGGAACTATGTGGACTGACTATGAACCAACACCATTGACACGTAAATACTTGGTTGAAAAAGGTTATCTCTCTAAATAGAGTTGCCTTACCAATTAAATATGCCAGAAGAAGTCAAAAAACCTGACGAGAAGAAGAAAGGTCTATTAGGTAAAATTAAAGAGGCAGCAGATGACAAAGAAGAACAGCTTGCTATTCTGTCTACTTTTGTTCGACTTGGCATTCTTGTCTGGTCTGGGGGAATACTCACGTTGGCGTACATCAAACTTCCACCTGCACTCGGTATACCTGAACAAAAACTAGATCCAACTTTTATCGCAAGTGTCTTTACTGGGGTGCTTGCGACTTTTGGTGTTCAGGCAGCAAAGAAGGCAGGTGAAAGTGGTGGCGGATCTGCTATCACTAAGGACCAGATGGAGAAACTGATTGAGAAAGCAGCACAAACTGCACCACATCAGACTCTCCGTATCGAGCAAGCACCTGTAGTTCTTAAAGTTGACAAGGCAGAAGAACCTTACAAAATGTAAGTTATGATTAACAAACGATCTCCATTTAAGTGGGCGGCACTGACAGTAGGAACACTGTTCGGTGTCGCTCATATTGGTTTATTGGGACATCTTATTGGTAGGGATAAACTTCCTATCATAAATTTACCTGTGGGTGACTATACCTCATATAGTGTAGAAGCAGGTAAAGACGGATACAGTATAGAATATAGTTCCAATGATCCCAAGGTCATGGGAGTTAGGAGAAATATTAATAAGAACAATGGGTTGTTTGGTATTGGTGGTAACTCAGTAATTGTAACTGAAGAAGAATATACAATGGATGGGGTAAGGCATCTAGGAGGTGCTGAGGGAAAGTTGACTGCTCAAAACCTGGCATGCATCAAAGCGGAGGGCGCTGGAGAATCAACCGGAAGAATGGTAGGTGCTAGTGTTGCATCAGGCATTGCTCCTATCTTCACGGGTATCCCATATGTTGGTTGGTTGATATCTGGTTGGGCAGTAATGTTAGGTCAAGATACTGGCGCAGATGTAGGTGCGGAAATCGCCACAATGCAACTAGATTGTGAAGGAGAATAATATAGATATATTTGAACCCAATTATATAATATATGAATTTATTACTGAGACCTCTGGAGAATGTTAGTGATCCTGTTTGGAGTGTTATTATTTCATTACTTATATTACTTGGCGGAGTTGGGGGATATATCTTCTATATAATGAAAATTGCATTTAGCGAATTGGATGATGGGTCCAATACGATGGGGGAACAAAAGATATGAATCTCGAAGCATTGTGAGAGATTCGTAGAGCACACGGAACATTGGTAGACTAATTATGAGAAGAGAAATGTTAGACGCTCTCAAGGCACTGTCTGTTGGGAGTATTAAAAAAGCAAAAATGAATATTGAGATATACCTTACAAATCCTGTAGGTATTGGTGAGCATCCTGACGTTCTTGGTGCAATTCAAGATCAGATTGATGCAATTGCAAAAGAAGAAGAACGTATCGAAGTAATCGAAAAGTATTTGGAGGATTAAAATGAAAGTATTATTTGCATTTTTTGCTACACTATTTCTTGCTGCTCCAGCATGGGCAGTAGATATCACAATGGGTTCAGGTGGAAACTTGATTTTTGATCCATCTGATGTTACAATTGACGCAGGCGAAACTATACATTTTATAAATGGTATGTTGCCTCCTCACAATATTATTGTTGAGGGTCGTGCTGATCTCTCACGAGAATCACTTATGTTTTCTCCAGGAGAATCACAAGACATCACTTTTGCGGATGCAGGAGACTATGAGTTTTTCTGTGGTCCACACCAAGGTGCTGGTATGACCGGTACAATTCACGTAAATTAAAAGAACAATGGCAACTTATAACGTAACAGTTCGTTCCTCTGATGGAACTGAGAATGTAGTCTCTTGTGACGACGATGTTTATATCCTAGATGCAGCAGATGAAGCAGGTTTAGAACTTCCATACTCCTGTCGTGCTGGCGCATGTTCTACTTGTGCTGGTAAAGTGTTGGAAGGAACGGTAAATCAGGAAGATCAATCTTTCCTTGACGATGATCAACTTGAAGCAGGATTCGCACTTCTTTGTGTGTCATATCCTACTAGTGATTGCGTTATTCAGGCAGAAGTGGAGGAAGAACTCTATTAAAGTGATATATACTTCTAGTTAAGAACTAGTCATGCAAAAAGTAATTAATGTATTAGCTATCACGTCTTTTTCTGTGTCTGCTGCCATCGTTGGCGCAGGCACTTTTGTTTATCTCAATAAAGATTCCATTGTTGAGAATATCAAATCTCAAGTTGCTGCTGCAGCTGCAGAAGCAATTACTGGTGCTCTTCCCGGAATGATGGATGCAGCAATGCCAGAATTACCTGATGCTACTGGTGGTGTTATTCCTACCATGCCAACTACAACTAACAGTGTTATTCCTGGACTATGAATTTTGAATTAACAATGGAGGATTATGCAATTATTCTCAATGCACTACACTACTATAAGAAAGTGGAGAAGAGAGGTAACTTTAAACAATATAATGAAGAACGTGTAAATAAGTTGAGAGATAAGATGGCATATCAATTAATTCCTTCTAGAGGCAGTAATATATTATGATTATCGACTGATGGATATACCTTTGATTACTGGAATGGATATCGATATTAATAATATTGGTATCAATGATATTCAAACATATCAATATACAACACCAGTAGTTCCTACAGCACCACCAGTAGTTGTAAATATTGGTGTGCCTGTGGTTAACATTCCAGGATGTGTTGAGGCGACTGAAACTAATAGTGCTAAAAATAATCAACTAAGAGAGGACGATCCCAATGGTGTGGTTACGTATTGCGATTCTGGTTATCCCAGTTTTAATCCTATTTCTTATGAACCAAACCAGATGATACTGACTGGTCCACCAAAAGTGGATACTAGATCTCCTGACAAACCAACACCACCTGAAGTTAAACCACCACAAACAAAACAACCTGTTGTTAGTGCTGTAGTAGAATGTCCTACTAAAGTACAACAGGCACAAGAACCTGTAGGGACATTAGTAGAAGGATTTAGAAAGAAAGTTACTGGTTATAAACTCATTGATAAGACATGTGTTCAGATAACAGAACCAGTTCCTCTACCTACACAAATACTTGCTGGTCTACCTAGTGGTGGACAAGTGATGCAGGTGGGTGGTATTGCTGTCATCGCTACATCATCAGCACTATTAGCAAAACCGTTGGCAGACATCTTACTAAAGTCAGTCAAACCAACGGTTAAGAAAGTTATGAAGAAGATTGCTACCTTACGTGGTAAGAAACCTCCTATCTTGTCGTCAGGGGAGCGCCGAGCAGAGCAGCGTCAGATGAATCATGCAGTGAAGGCATTACGTTCTGTCTTCCCGAGGAAGAAGAAGAAACGCTAGGAATCTCATGGTAGTGTGGATGATTATGTCCTGGTGGATTGTTTACCAATACATCAGCACACACAGAATAGTAAGGACTCTTAGGATGGAATTGAATTCCTTTTAACTTCAACTCCCCACAATTTTTAAGTCTGGCTATCTCAAAGTCCAATCTTTTATTGGCAACAATTTGACTGTTCAATTCAATCTGTGTAGTTGCTGCTTTCTTACACAGGTCTTGTAAGTTTTTATCCGTAGGTGTGCTCCATGTCATAGAGAACCCTACACCTAAACTATAGTTATCTTTCTGTCCTGTTCTAGTTCTTTTAAAGAAACTTACATCACCAGGATTATCTAAGATACCATCTCCAGTTGGATTCCCGTCAGAATCGAAGGCACCAAAATTATCGGTGACATCATATACTGGGTCATTATAATAACCTTGAAAAGGTTTAGCAGCAGAAACACTTCCTGTTACATACGGAGTGAAATTGCGAGTGGGACCTTGGCATTGTATACCTCCACCGTAGGTGTTCGTAATGTAAGGTCCCTGAAGGACCTGAATAGCTTGGTTTGTAACACTACCTGAGGAATTAGCAACAGGATTAGCAGTAGCAGACACACCACCAACGGTTTCAGCATAAGAAGGATTAGCAAATAATAAAGTTACTGCGAGAAGTGATTTAGAATATCTATTGTGTATAAATAGTTTTAGTAAAGACATAATGTTATCACAATAATGAAAGTAGTAGATTTGTCGGGACAAACATTTGGTGCTCTTCTTGTTATTCGTAAGGATGAAGAGGCAACCAAGAAAAATAAGAGAGGAACTTACTGGTGTAAGTGTTCCGAGTGTAATAATGAAAAACTTATTAGTTCTGATATATTTAGAGGTAGGAAACCAGTAGTAAGTTGTGGGTGTAGAAAGTCAGCAGGTTACACACATCCCAGAGCTAATCCTACTAAAAAGAATGAAACACGACTGCTAAACTATGCTCGTCGTAATGCCAGAAGAAGAGGTGAAGAATGTAGTTTGGTTCTGGATGATATTGTAATCCCAGAGTTTTGTCCTGTGCTTGGTATTAAATTACAACCAGGATCAGACACTCATCAAGATTGTTCTCCTTCTGTTGATAGGATTGATAGCACCAAAGGTTATACAAAAGATAATGTTTGGATCATTTCTGCTCGTGCTAATCGTATAAAGAATAATGCCACCATAGAGGAAATTGGAATGCTCTATGAGGCACTGAAATCACTGACTAAAAATTGAGGTTGTTTCAGTTATGCTTGTAACCTCGGTTTCTCTTTGGATAATCGTTTGGTTGCTTAAACCAGGTCCTCGATAAGTTTCTGTGAACTGAAACGCTGCTCCTGGTACTGTTTGTGTGAATTGCGGTTTGCTTGTTACTCCAGTCCATGATGAAGTCACTCCATTAATAGTTACATTTGTAGCACCTGTTCCTGGTGAAAGGTTTCCAGATGCTGTGACACCAGAACCAGTAGCAGAATACTGATACCCAGTGTTATAATCCATGCTATTTATTGTCTCAGTTATCTTCTGAGTTGTTTCCGTTCTGCTCGTCATTGATCCCTGTGTGAAGTTTGGGACCACGGGGACCGACAGGGCAGGAGCAAGTGTGACACTTACACCCACCGCACTTAGGACAGACCAACGAATCATAGTATTCATTGCGTTCCTCCTCAGTCGATAACAGTAATCTCAGAAACGAATTGTCCAGTTGCAGTAGTACCAGCACCACCAGCCGTCACCGTTAGAGCACCTGTAGTCGCTACAGTACCAGCCAAAGATCCAGCAACACCAGCAGTGTAAGAAGTTACATTACTGAAGTTAGGGACATCTCCTACAGTAGGAGCAGCACTTGGGATATCATCACCTTGAGTAAACGAGGTGCTATATGTGAAAGCATTACCATCAGTTGCCTGAGTTGCTGAGATAGTTCCAGGAGAATAGATGCCACTAGTAATAGTGCCAGCAGAAACAGTTCCTGCTGTGGTGCCATCAGTAGTATTAATACCACTACCTGAAATACTATAAGAATTACCAACTCTTACAGCAGTTGATCTAGCAGATTCAACAGTTAGTTGAACACTAGAAGACATTTTTGATACAAGTCCGCCTGCATTTGCTGCTGGTGCGGTCATCAATAACATTATGAAAGGCAATAACCTTTTCATATTTTTTTTCCGAAGGAGGTATGTATATGTATTTAGAAAGATGTGATTTTTATTAGAGTTTTATGAGAAATATATGTTCCGCAAGATACCGTCACTCAGACTGCTTGACAAATTTTTATGTTTCCTATATAATATGTAAAGAAACATTACGGAGTGTAACATGACTGTAACAACTGAAGACGGTGGGCGCACAAACATGTATGCCACAGAACCTAGAATGTATATCTCTGAGACTGATGCAGAACGTTATGGTCTTGAGACATATGCAGAGAGAGCTGAGAAGTTGAATGGACGTACTGCTATGCTTGGATTTGTTGCTGCTGTTGTCTCTTATACTTTCAGTGGTAGCGTATTTTTCTTTGGTGTCTTCGGATTCTGATGATTGAATTTGTTTTTACCATGACAAGCATTGCATTTCTTGTCTTACTTTGCTTCTCTATTGAAAACTTATCTGAAACTTATTGATGGAAACTTCTATTGCTGAACTCCTTACTTATTATGTAATTGGTGGTGCCCTTATTATAGGACCGCCTGCAATCTTCCTGATTATTGCTATGATGGGAGCAATCCAAAATACGAAAGGACGTATGGTTGGATATAAAGACCACAAAACATATGGTGATAGTTCGATCTATGATCCTTCACCAAAGTTACCAAAAGACCAAACTCAATTTTATCTTAAACTAGGAGAAAACTCATGAACGAAAGAGCAGAACGTATTAACGGTTGGGCAGCAATGATTGGAGTCATTGCAGCAATCGGAGCATATGCAACCACAGGTCAATTGATTCCGGGCATATTTTGATGATGTTATTAGCAACCTTTATGTTGGGTGCTTTTATAATTCATTCAGTGCTTACAGAAGATGTTGATGACGATGACCATTTTGATGGTGGTATGTTGATACCAGCACAAAACCCAATCCAATAACAGACAAAAAAGACTTTACTCTATATACTGAGTAAGGTCTTTTTTTGTAATATGCCAAAGAATCAATTGAACAAAGATGAACTGATATGCCATGTTCTCAAACTCAAGCATGAGGTTGACGGAGAATCGAAATCGGTTTGGCAGAAAGAAAAGGATCTAGCACACAAGTATCTCAATCGAGTCTTGGATAGAATTCAAGAATATCGGTACTAGGGGGTTGACAGAGACCCAAAACAGTGGTATTATAAATAAGTCGAGAGGTTACGGAACCAACACATTTCTTAACCATTTGTAACACGCCTTACCAAGACTAAACAGCGTGTCTAAACAACAGTCTTTCATATCCCAGACTTAGGGTGTCTGGGAAATAGTAACTCCACCATTCCCTGATGGTCTTACTTTTTTGTTCAAAACAATGGCTTCAACTCTTTCTAGACAACAATCAACCTCTTCGTGGGAACAATTCTGCGAGTGGGTTACATCTACCAACAATCGTCTCTATGTCGGTTGGTTTGGTGTGCTGATGATCCCAACTCTGTTGGCGGCAACCATCTGTTTCATCGTTGCTTTTGTAGCAGCACCCCCCGTCGATATTGACGGTATCCGCGAACCAGTTGCTGGTTCACTCATGTACGGTAACAACATCATCTCTGGTGCTGTTGTCCCATCCTCCAACGCAATTGGTCTTCACTTCTATCCCATCTGGGAAGCAGCATCTCTTGATGAGTGGCTGTATAACGGTGGTCCTTTCCAACTCGTAGTCTTCCACTTCCTTATCGGCATCTATGCTTATATGGGACGTGAGTGGGAACTTTCTTACCGCTTAGGTATGCGTCCATGGATCTGTGTAGCATACTCTGCTCCAGTAGCAGCAGCATCTGCTGTATTCCTCGTCTATCCTTTCGGTCAAGGTTCATTCTCTGATGCGATGCCTTTGGGTATCAGTGGTACATTCAACTACATGCTTGTCTTCCAAGCAGAGCACAACATCCTGATGCACCCCTTCCACATGCTTGGAGTGGCTGGTGTCTTCGGTGGTTCATTGTTCTCAGCGATGCACGGTTCTTTGGTTACATCTTCACTCGTCCGTGAGACGACTGAAACTGAGTCACAGAACTATGGTTACAAGTTCGGACAAGAAGAAGAGACATACAACATTGTTGCCGCTCACGGTTACTTTGGTCGTTTGATCTTCCAATACGCTTCATTCAACAACTCACGCTCATTGCACTTCTTCCTTGCTGCATGGCCTGTTGTTGGTATCTGGTTCACCGCACTGGGCGTAAGCACCATGGCATTCAATTTGAATGGATTTAACTTCAACCAGTCTGTTATCGACGGACAGGGTAGAGTTCTTAACACTTGGGCAGACGTTCTTAACCGAGCAGGACTTGGTATGGAGGTGATGCACGAGAGAAACGCACACAACTTCCCACTTGATTTGGCAGCAGTAGAGTCCACACCTGTGGCCTTAATTGCACCCACAGTTGGTTGATATATCTGCTATAATTAATAGGAAGCAAGGGGGTCTTCGGATCCCCTCTTTTTTTACTTACAAATGTTAAGTTTAATTACTTATTCTCATGAATGGAAAATTAGATCCAGAAGAAAGAATCTTGGATGATGTCTTACCAGAACTACCGAAATGGTTTGCTCAAACTTCTGACACACCATATGATAGACATCACTACCGATTTGTGTATTCAGACGGTCAAAGTAAAATCTTTGAGGGTTATGAACGAGCACAAGAAGAATGGTTTAATCTTCCAACAGTATTCAAATCTCATATAGAAGTTTTGGATATTAAAAACAAAAAACAAAAAAATCTAAAAGGAGGGTTTAAATAGTGACAACATCAACATTATCACAGCAACAAGGGAGGGGATGGTTTGATGTCCTGGATGACTGGCTTAAACGGGATCGCTTTGTCTTTGTGGGTTGGTCTGGACTCTTACTTCTTCCCACTGCTTATCTTGCCATTGGCGGTTGGCTTACTGGCACATCTTTTGTTACGAGTTGGTACACCCATGGTCTTGCTTCTTCCTATCTTGAGGGTGCTAACTTTCTTACGGCAGCTGTCTCGACGCCTGCTGACGCTATGGGTCATTCTCTTTTGCTACTTTGGGGTCCTGAGTCTCAAGGGGACTTTCAACGCTGGTGCCAACTTGGGGGACTCTGGAATTTTGTGGCACTCCACGGAGCCTTTGCTCTCATTGGTTTCATGCTTCGACAGTTTGAACTTGCTCGCCTGATTGGTATCCGTCCTTACAATGCTATTGCGTTCTCTGGTCCTATTGCTGTTTTTGTCAGTGTATTCCTTATCTATCCACTGGGTCAGTCTTCATGGTTCTTTGCACCTAGTTTCGGGGTAGCAGCAATCTTTAGATTCCTATTGTTCCTTCAGGGTTTCCACAACTGGACCCTCAACCCCTTCCATATGATGGGAGTTGCTGGTATACTAGGAGGAGCACTACTCAGTGCTATCCATGGTGTCACAGTAGAAAATACATTGTATGAAGATGGAGAACAGGCAAACACATTTAAAGCGTTCGATTCCACTCAGGAGGAGGAGACCTATTCGATGGTTACTGCGAACCGTTTCTGGTCGCAAATCTTCGGGATTGCGTTTAGCAATAAGCGGTTTCTTCATTTCCTTATGCTTTTTGTTCCTGTCATGGGTCTTTGGGTCTCCTCTATTGGGATCATTGGGCTTGCTTTTAATCTTCGTGCCTATGATTTTGTGAGTCAAGAGATTAGAGCAGCAGAGGACGCTTCATACGAAACTTTCTACACGAAAAATATTTTGTTGAACAATGGCCTCCGTGAATGGATGATGACTATTGACCAACCACACGAAAACTTTCCTGTAATTGAGGAGATCCTTCCAAGAGGAAATGCTCTTTGATACTCAAGACCCTTCGGGGTCTTTTTTATTTACATAAGACCCAGAGTATGATATTATATAAATAATAATAGTTATTCATAGTTCGTGTCATGGGATTAAATAATAAATCAAAACCTTGTGGTGCTTTAGTTGATGAGAAGTTTGGAAAACTTACTGTTTTAAAAGAAGAAGTTATTTTAAAGAGTGGAAAAACCAGAGTATATGCAACTTGTAAATGTGAATGTGGTGGAGAAAAAACTTGTGACAGAAGTGGATTAACGACTGGAAGAACTACAAGTTGTGGGTGTGTTAGAAGAGAAACTACAATTACCTTCAATAAAACTAAAAAGAAACCTGAAGGAACTCTCAAACGAGACGACCGTAGATATAAGATGTATCATAATGCTCAACACAGAGCAAAGAAAAAAGGTATACCCTTTACAATCTCTATGGATGATATTGTAATACCAGAAGTTTGTCCTTTACTTGGAATACCATTAGTATCTACAAGTGATAAGACAGACCCAAGAAATCCAAGTTTAGATCAAAAAGTTCCTGGAAAAGGATATACTCCTGATAATATCTGGGTAATAAGTTATAGGGCTAATACTCTCAAGAATGATGCCACACTTACAGAACTCAAAACACTGGTAGAAAATCTGGAAGCACTCTAAACCACTTCCCAAACCGTCACAGCACTCCTTTACAGGGGTGCTTTTATTATAGATAATTAAATTATGATAAGTTTTATGTCTTTCTTATTAGCAGCAGGAATGTCTTATTACATGTCTACGATTTGTTATGAGGCACCAAACTTAACTGAACTTCAGATAAAGGAAAGAGCAGAAGAAATGTTTCCTTATCGAATGGGGCAGAACAATCACAATAAGATTTATTATTATGGACTATCATGTAAAAACAACAAATAACTACTATGAATCACTATCTTGTTTTTGTTTACGGTGTATGCTTTGCTCTCATTGCTGGTGCTGCGTTTGCTATGATGTGGAGTAACATTCAATCTATTAACGTAGAGATGAGGAATCCTCCCAAACCAAAGCATCCCGAGGCACCACAAGCAGGTGAAGAGTTGATGTATGTTGATCTCAGTAGAGAAAGACTTGAAGACCTTTACAAGCAGAACAATCAGTGATATAATAAGGGGGTTAAGGACCCTCTTTTTTAATGATCAACTACGCAATAGGATTTCTTGTTGTTATAATTTGTATTTTATATTTTAAAATGCGTAAACTTGGATATCGTATTCATAAATTGGAATATGATATCAAAAATGATATTCATAATTATAATTATGTAACTAGTATCAATATTCGGGATCTAATAAAAAGAGATAGGAATTATTTTGAATCTGAAATCACAGAAATTTGCAATGAAATAAAAACCCGCAAAAAGTAATTATGGAAATGTGGGAGACAAAATGCGTTGGGTGTGGTAAAATGGTGCCAGCGAATCAAACACCTCAAGTAGGACACCAAGCACCTGGTGGTAGTTGGACAAATTCGTTATGTAAACCTTGCTGGGTGAAAAAGAACAATGGACAAAATTGATACTCAAGGCATGAGTCTTCCTGGTAAATCAAAGAAACCAAGTAGCTATGAACCGATGCCAGTGAAAATCCGTACAATCTTCACACCAGAAGAACGTGAAGAGTTGAAGCAGATTATCAATGAAGCACTTGATGAGAGGGAACAAGCATGAAGTTTAAAGCACTTGTATTTGTCCGTCTGAGATCACAGGTTGATGACTCTCCTGGTAATGCCGTGAGAGATGCCTGTAAGAGATTGTCTGAGTTAAATATCAAGAAACTTAGACTAGGTAAGGTGATTGATATTTGGTTAGAAGCAGAGAGCAGAGAGTATGCTGAGAAGGAACTTGAAATGCTATCTGATAGATTTCTTGCCAATACAGTCATGGAAGACTGGGACTACGAACTGACTGAGATTGAAGAATTTCCTAAAGGTATTGAGTAATGGAATTTAACACACCAGGATCTAATAAGATAGGTATCACTCCTGAATTTAAAGAGTATGCTGCTAAATGGCAACTAGATAATGTGGTGAGATTATTAGATGCTAAGATGGAAAGTTGTCATGTTTACAACAGCGACAATAGAGATGAAGTATATAATCAAATTACTATTACATACAAATCTGAGGTTAATTAATGGAAGTAATTACAGAAGGAAAGGTAAAGACGGTATACGCAGGTGACGATGCACAGCAAGTCATCATTGAGTATCATGATAAGGTAACTGCTGGCAATGGTGAGATGGTTGATCATCCTTTAGGAAAAGGATCTCTTTGCTGCAGTATTTCATCTATCATTTTTGAGAAACTTTCCAAAGAACTTATTCCAACTCATTATATTAATATGGTTGGTGCTAACAAGATGATCTGTAAGAAGGTAGAAATTGTTCCTCTAGAAGTTATTTGTAGGAATCGTGCTGCTGGATCTATTGTAAGAGAAACAACTTTAGTAGAAGGTTCTCCACTACCACATCCTATTGTAGAATTCTTCCTGAAGGATGATAGCAAGCATGATCCTCTACTCACCCCTGACCGTGTGCGTCTGATGGGATATGATCCTGAACCTTTCATTGAGATGACATTGCGTATCAATGATTTCTTACGTCAGATGTTTTACATCATGGGCGTTGACCTTGTAGATTTTAAAGTTGAGTATGGTTATGATGCTCATGGTGATTTGTATCTTGCCGATGAAATTAGTCCTGATAGTATGAGACTATGGAAGATTGGTAGTGATGAAAGATTTGATAAAGACCTATTCCGAAAGGATGAAGGAGATATTGTACCTGCCTATCGTGAGATTCTAGATAGACTACAACCACTTGCAATCCAATGACCGAAGAACAACTTGACAAGATCCGTTTTAGATTTGGTGGAGACTGGTATGATACTTGGTGGTTAGCAATCAGTGAAAGGTTTGATCCATTAAACTCATTAGCATCGTGGGAACCAAGTTTCTTTGAGCTCATCAATAAAGGATGGTTGGAGATGTACTATGTGCCACCAAAGAAAGAAAGTAAAGAAGAGTTTATTAAGTCGTTCTTTATAAACAGCAACCCATACTACAACGAGAAGTATTACGGATATGAAACATGAAACTAATTAAGTTCACCCGTGATTGTGATTTTGGACAAGATTGGTATGTCCAAGTATTATTCACCAAACGATGGGCACTTTTTCAAGCATCAGCACATTGGTATGAGTATCCTGTTTGGCCTTTTCTTCAAATCCAATCTGGTATGGGCAATCTAATTTCTATTTTGTTTAGTGTTTATAAGTTTGGATTGAATATTGGATTACTGGAACGCACTTGGAGATTTTAATAATGACCATCAAAGAAAAAAAGACCCTACTTAAGAAACTTGAAACTGCCTACAACACTTGTTTTGATTGTGGACATAAGTATGGAGTTTATTCTGTAGGATGTTCATCTGTGTATGAATCAAAGTGTGGTGTATGTGGTGAGACAAAACCCATCACAGAAACCAGGGACTTTGGTTATTTCATCACTGGTATTCGTAAACTTAAACTTGAGATTCAAAATGAAACATCACATCCCTGACATCATTAGAAAGAATTCTTTTGATTGCTTCAAGAGTTTGAATGAAGCAGAACGTGCTGTTGTTATGTTTGGTGAGGAAGAGTATCGTAAGTCATTAGACCTTGAGAATGATGATGCTCCCTGTTGGAAGATACCAAGTGGAGAATCAACATCCTTTGTTGGTTGGAATCCTATGTGTATCCCTACAATGGATTACATCGTATGGAAACTAAAACGTCGTGAACAAATTGCCAAAGGTGAAATCATTGGATAAATTATCTAAAGAGGAAATGAGGTCTAAAATTAAGGAGTTTTCCACACTTCTTAAAAGTCAAAGAGAACACTGGGACAAGGAAGATAAGATTGGATTCACATATTCTTGTGATCTAATCTCACAATCATTGATTACTTTGTACATTCGTTTGGGAAGAGACTGATGGATTATAAAACTTCTGGTGTTGATATTATTAAGGGACGTTCCTTTGTAGAGTATATCAAAGCACTGGCACCTAACATTGGTGGGTTCAATGGAATGATGGAGATTCCATCAGGATATGAGAAACCTGTGCTGGTATCTGGTGCTGATGGTGTCGGAACTAAAATTAATATCTGTAGGATTGCTTTTGATTACACCACTATTGGTCAGGACCTTGTTGCTATGTGCGTCAATGACGTTATATGTTCTGGTGCTAAACCATTATATTTTCTAGATTATATCTCTACTAAATCACTTGATGCTAACGTCAGTGACATTGTGTATGGAGTTAATGTTGGTTGTGTAATGGCTGGTATGGAACTCCTAGGTGGAGAAACGGCAGAACATTATAGAGCAACTGAATATGACCTTGCTGGTTTCTGTACTGGTATTGTAGAGAAGAATGATATTGTTGATGGTAGTAACATCAGACCTGGTGATGTAGTCATTGGTATTGAGAGCAGTGGACTTCATAGTAATGGATACACACTCGTCAATGATATGCTGTGGAGAAATTACATCTATTATAAAGAGATGCCTGAGCTGCTGGTTCCAACCACCATCTATTCTCGTCTGATCCAGCACCTGTTGGATGAGGTTCCTATCCTAGGCATGGCACACATCACAGGTGGAGGACTGCCTGAGAACCTTCCACGATGCCTTCCAGCAGGTCTTAAAGTTGATGTTGACTATGATGCTTGGGAGAGACCAGAACTCTTTAACAAGATCCAGGAGGCAGGAGACATTGCTGAAGATGAGATGCGTAATGTATTCAATCTTGGTATTGGATTCTGTTTGGTGGTGCCACAAGAGGTAGCAACACTAACTCAAACTCTGATTGCTGATACTCCATTCGGTATGAGGTCATGGGTTATCGGGAAAGTAACATGACTAGCATCATCAATTATGCTGCTGCCTTTTGGTCGGTGGTGGTTATGAATTGTATTCAACCTGTGAACTGGGAAGCATGTCTACCAGTGCATGAATGGTTGCTACCAGAAGTCGTGATAGGAATTGAATATTTCCTTGACAAAGATATGAAGTTTCTATATAATGACGAGAGAGAATTTTTAAATAAACTCAAATGAAAATTTTTCTGGATACAGCAGACACAGAATTGATTCGTAAATATAATGATACTGGATTGATTGATGGCATCACTACAAATCCTACTCTGATTATGAAGAGTGGTCGGAAACCTGATGATGTCTATCAAGAGATCAAGGACATGGGTATCCGAGATATCAGCATGGAAGTCATGGGGAATGCTGATGATATGATTGCAGAAGGTCGTCGTTTGTTTGAAACATTTGGGTTTCCTTGCACTGTTAAGGTTCCTATGACTCGTGAAGGTCTTAAAGCTTGCAGCGAATTATCATACAATAACATCCGTGTCAATGTGACTCTTATCTTCTCTGCTGCCCAGGCAGTTCTTGCAGCACGAGCAGGTGCATATTATGTTTCTCCTTTCGTAGGACGATTGGATGACCAATCAGTAGCAGGTCTAGAAGTTGTACGTTCTATTTCTGAACTGTATCGTATACAGGGTGCTCCTACTCAAGTACTCTCGGCATCTATTCGTAGTGTGCAACGTGCTGTCCGTTCATGGTATAATGGTGCTAGTGTAGTAACTATGCCACCTTCTATATTTGAACAGATGCATGATCATATCCTTACCGATATGGGAATGGCAATCTTTGAAAATGATTGGAAAGGAGTACAACAATGAATTTAATTGTATATTCAAAACCAGGATGCCCATATTGTGATAAGATCGTTCAGGTCCTCACACTAACCGAACAAAAGTTTGTAGAATATAAACTTGGAAGAGACTTCACCCCTGATGAATTCTATAATGAATTCGGACATGGTACATCATTTCCCCAAATTCTAGCGGACCAAAAGAAACTTGGAGGATGTAGTGAAACCATCAAATACCTCAGGGAAGAAAAACTCCTCTGATATTGCAATAAATAAAGGTGTAGAATTACTATTGGGAGGGAGACCAGCACCCCAAAAAGGCAACTATGTGAAGTTTGCCAAAATGGTCTCTTTCTTTGGAAGAGAGATTCATTTTAACTTTGAGATAAATTTACTTATTAGAAAAAAATCTCTTGGAGAAGGTTTATGAATGCTGCAACTATAACTCTTTTTTCCCTTGTATCTGTTCAATTTCTGCTTATTGGTGGTTTGATTGGACTCATTGCAAGAGAAATATTCCAAAGACAGGCACTCCCGTACATTCATCCTGAAATGTTGGATGAATATGGTAATGTATTACCAGATGAAATTTTAGCTGTAAGATTTGAAAATGACTACGAAACCCAAGACCACGACGAGGAAGACGACGATTAAGAAAGCGTCTACTCCTAGACCGAAGGCAGCACCAGCAACACTGGAACTGCCACCTAATCCTTTTACCTTTGAAGTTTTTGCTCTGGTGAATAAGCAGAAAACAAAAGCAAAGAAGATAGAGGTGCTTAAGAAGCATGAACATGATTCTATCAAAGCATTATTCATTTGGAATTTTGATGAGAGTGTGATTTCTCTGCTCCCTCCTGGTGAAGTGCCATACTCTAGTATGAAGGATGAGCAAATTACTACTGGTACTCTGAGCACTAAGATTGCTCAGGCAGTTGGTACCATGGAATATAATCAGAATGATTCCATGGGAATTAGTGACCTGAAGAAAGGCAAGACCACTATTCGTAAAGAGTATCGGAGATTTTACAACTTCTGTAAAGGTGGTAACGACCAACTTAAGAGTCTTCGTAGAGAGACCATGTTTATTCAGATGCTTGAAGGTCTGCATCCACTTGACGCAGAGATCTTGTGCCTTGTAAAGGATAAGAACCTAGAAAATAAGTATAATATTACTAAGGATATTGTTTCTCAAGCATATCCTGATATCACTTGGGGAGGGAGAAGTTGAGTAAACTTAAAATATTGCATGAAGATTGTGATCCAGAATTATCAAAGGATAAGTCTCTACCTTATACCTGCTATCTTATTGAGTATAAGGTAGATGGTGGAAAACATTTTGATTTAGTTATTGCAACTAAGAAAGTAGATATCTTTGATCATTATTGGGACAAGTATCGTGATAACTTTATTGATATGAAACAATCTAGTGGAACAATGAATCCCAAAATGTGGAATGCTCCTGGTAGTGAACCCAAGAAAGAAGAAAAGAAAAAGAAATGACTGACAATAATCTGAATGTTGATATCAACTTTGATGGTATTGAGCAAGTCAAGAAGAAGTACAAGAAAATTAAAAAGTATATGAAGTCTAACCTGTATCAGATTAAAGTTATTGACGGTACAGAAAAAGTAGTATCTAATCTTATGAAAGAAAACGATAATGCAGAACTACTTGACTAAATAATGTATGAGGTCTATAATAGACCTATCGTTCATCTCCTAATTTGGAACAAATTTGGACTTGATTAGGAGACGCAAGTAAGTCGCGGAACGGAGAATTAGAATGATTTGCTACACTGCCTATTAGAAAACTTGCAGAAGATTATCAAACATCTCATACTTCTATTCGTCGCTGGAAAAAATCACTCTAATCGTTCATCCCATGTTAGAACTATTATTCTATACAACACTCAGCTGTACTCAAACTGATGCTATTATGCTGAAGATTGAGAAAAATTCTAATCTTAGTAATATAGTTAAGATTGAATTGATTGAGACTCTTAAGGACTCAGCACCAGAATGTGAGTGGTATTGGGACGCAAACGACTAAAGGAACGGACCTAAAAATCCAACTACTTTAGGAGTAACAACATGAACACCCTTCAAATGGTAAAGCAGCAGATCAACAAAGCATCTGCACTGCATAACGCACAAATTCTTCACACTTCATATCGTGGTGTTGAGTATTCTACTCGTTGTGTAGAAAACAAAGAGTCGCACGGTACATTCTGCTATCGTGGTCGTACTTATACTAAGTGATTCATTAACTTACATTGCAGAGAGGATTGACTATCCTCTCTTTTTTTGTCTTTAAGTAACGAATTAACAAATGTTAGTGAATTAACACAAACTAACCTAAATAATACAGAATTAAAAAACTTCCTATGATCTGAAAATCTTTCTATATCAATGATGTAAACTCTTAAGGGTTAAACTATGCACAATGTCATGTCAAGTAACCAATTAGCTGAATGGAGGAATATTGGACAAAGTTTAAATTTATATAATGATGAAATGGATTTGACAAACGACTACTTTGATTGTTTGATTGAGTGCGATGATTCTCAATCTGTATGTAAACGAATATGTAGGAGACTATTAAATTAATATACGAAGCGTGTCTTGACAGACACGCTTTTTTTGTGTAGAATGTATGGATACTGTAATTGAGTTTATGGACAAACAAAAACTAAAACTCATTGTACGTAATTTAAAATCTCTTGTCGATGCTTTGGAGTCTGAGGTTTACTCGGATATAGAAGCATATACATATGAGAGAAATACTACAATTGTAGGCGACTACGATGAGATTTTTGAAGACGATGATGATGGCGTGACTAAAAGTATAAATAATCCATACCTACTAATCAATGACGATGATGGAGATGGATTGTAGAATACTAGATGAGTATCCTCATTATAAAATATACCCAGATGGAAAAGTTTATTCGATTAAACTTAAAAGATATATTAACGGGCATAAAAACAAAAGGGGATACTATGCTTTTTCTTTGTATGATTTAAAAGGAAAAAGAAGGCAGAAAGGACTACATCAACTTCTTGCTATGGCATTTATTCCAAACCCAAAGAACCACGAAGTAGTTAGACATCTTGACGACAATAAAGATAATAACTCTTTATCTAATCTAAAATGGGGAACAATAAAAGAAAATGTTGAAGACGCCATTAAGAATGGGGTTTATAAAATGCCAGACAACTCTAAAAGGTGGTTGATTAAAATCCCTTCTGGTGATATAATAGAGGTGAAAAACCTTACGACATTTTGTTTAGAGAATGATTTAAACAAACAAACTCTACACAAAACATATAAGGGCACAAGAAATCATCACAAAGAACATAGATTATTGCAAATGTTATGAGAGCACAACTAGTAAGCGTTACTCCTGACGCAGAAAAGACTATGGCGTATATCGCTAGAGTTTCCAACCCCAGTAACCAGGAGAACGATAAGTACGCTGGTCTTTTACGTTACTGTATCAAGCACAACCACTGGTCTGTGTTTGAACAATCCACTATGACCTTAGAGATTGAGACTACCCGTGCTATTGCGGCTCAGATATTGCGTCATAGAAGTTTCACATATCAAGAATTTTCACAACGGTATGCAGATTCATCTCTGCTTGGTGATAAGATTCCTTTGCCTGAACTTCGCCGTCAGGATACAAAGAATCGTCAGAACTCGATTGATGACCTTGATCCTTTTATAATTCAGAACATGGAACTGCAAATGCAGACTCTGTTTGATTCTTCTATGGCATTATATCAGCAGATGCTTGAGCGTGGTGTGGCAAAGGAATGTGCAAGAAATGTGCTTCCCCTCTGTACTCCCACCAGAATCTACATGACTGGCAGTCTGCGGAGTTGGATTACTTACATTGCTCTGAGAGAGAAGAATGGAACACAGAAAGAGCATATGGAAATTGCAAAATCTTGTAAGGAGATATTTTGTAAAGAGTTTCCCATAACAGCAGAAGCACTTGGAGGTATTGATAATGAGTGGTTGATATGATATAATATAAATATAAGTAGTTGGATACATTACTACTATGGGAAGAAAATCTTCTATCAATGTTGGAGATGTTGTAGGAAACTTTACTATACTGGAAGTAATACCTGCAACTAAATCAGGACGACACACCAGAGGAGTTGTGAGGTGTTCTTTATGTGATAATGTAAAGGAGATGTATAGTTTCAACATAAAGAGGAGATACTCCTGTGGATGTAACCAAAAAATATCCTCTACTTGGAAACATAATGGTGGAGCATACACCAGGTCTTGGCAACTTGCTCCTGGTGAGGCTGCAAAAAATAACTTATACTATCAATACTCTAAATGTGCGGAGAAAAGAAACCACACATTTGACTTGACAAAAGATGAGTTTTGTGGTATAGCAACTGCTCCTTGTCTTTATTGTGGAAGTCAAGGTCAGAATAGAGTAAAGGGAGGAGGAAAAACCAGTGGCGATTTCTACTATACAGGTGTTGATAGAGTAGATAATACTCTTGGTTATACCAAAGAGAACTGCGTTCCTTGCTGTAGAATATGTAATAGTATGAAGTTAGATATGGATGTAAAACATTTTGCAGAGCATATCAAAAAAATACACAACAACCTTTCTATCATTGCTGAAGCCCTTGAATGGGTCTAAATAATTCATTGAGTTTTGTAACCATGGCAACATATCCAATAGTCCATAAAGAGACTGGTGAGCAAAAAGAAATCGTAATGAGTGTCACTGAATGGTCTCAGTGGTGTAACGATAATCCTGACTGGCATAGGGACTGGAGTGATCCATCTACTTGTCCTGCTTCAGGTGAAGTCGGTGAATGGAAGGATAAACTTCGTAAGAAGAATCCTGGATGGAACGATGTTCTATCCAAGGTAAAATCAGTCCCAGGTGCTAACATTCAAAAAATCTAAGTATGCCAGCTAAAAAGAGAAAAGGCGGTTCCAGTGTTGGAGTCGGCAGTATGAGTTCAAGACAACTGAAGAGAAAGCATCCAATCAATTCTGATTTAATGGTTGACATCAAACCATTAACAGATAACCAAGAAAAGTTCTTTGAGGCATATAATGCAGGCAAAAATATGTTTGCTTATGGTGCAGCAGGTACAGGCAAAACTTTTGTTGCACTATACCTTGCACTTAAAGACGTATTAGATCAATTCACACCTTATGAAAAGGTGTATGTGGTTCGTTCTCTTGTTTCTACTCGTGAGATTGGATTTCTTCCTGGAGACCATGAAGATAAGGCAGCACTATACCAAATTCCATATAAGAATATGGTGAAGTATATGTTTGAGATGCAGAATGAGAATGAATTTGAGATGCTTTATGGAGCACTCAAAGCACAGGAGACTATTCGCTTCTGGTCTACCTCATTCATTCGTGGAACTACAATGGATAATTGTATTATCATCGTTGACGAAATGCAGAACTTGAATTTTCATGAACTTGATAGTATAATAACAAGAGTTGGTGAAAATTGTAAGATTGTTTTCTGTGGAGACGCAGCACAGTCTGACCTTGTGAAGACCAACGAGCGTAATGGAATTCTTGATTTCATGAAGATCATCCAAGCAATGACTGATGACTTTACTTGTGTAGAGTATGATGTCAATGATATTGTTAGATCTGGATTTGTTCGTAACTACATCATGACTAAAATTGCACTCGGTATTTAATGTTTGTCCATCTAGATAATTTAAAAGGCGAAACTGATTTAGAAGCAACCATGATTGATGGAACTCGTTTTTACGAAGTTCCATCAGGAAAGATGTATCCATCCATCACTTCTGTAACGAGTTTCTATAACCGTGAAGTTTTTGTCAAATGGCGAAAGAGAGTCGGTGAAGAAGAAGCAAATAAAGTCCTTAGGGAATCTACATTTCGTGGGACAAAGTTCCATGACGCTGTAGAACAATACATCAAGAATGTTCCCATCAAGGACATTGATATGCTTCCTTCTACAAAGTTTCTTCTACTCTCAGCGAAAAAGAATCTTGACCGTATAAATAACATACATGTTATAGAACAATCGCTGTATAGTGATTATCTTGGTCTTGCAGGTAGAGTAGACTGCATAGCAGAGTACGACGGAGAACTTGCAGTCATCGACTTTAAGACCTCGGCCAAGATCAAACCCGAAAAATGGATTGAAAATTATTTCGTGCAAGAGACTGCTTATGCTTGCATGTATTTTGAAATGACTGGTATCCCAGTTAAAAAATTAATTACTATTATGGTTGCAGAAAATGGAGAAAGCTTTGTCTACGAAAAAACAAACAAGGGTCACTATATTAAACTTCTCACAGAGTACATCAAAAAGTTCGTCGAATATAAAACAGGAGAATATGGAGAATCAAGTTGATGAACTCATCAAGGAAAAGTTTCTGTGTCCAGCAAAGTTTGCACAAGAGGTTGAGAGTCTAGTCAAGACTTACAAGTTCAATTACATCGATGCTATCCTCACGTTTTGTGAAGAGAACAAGATCGAAATGGAATCTGTTGGTAAATTAATTTCAAAACCATTGAAAGAAAAACTTAAATGTGACGCTACTCAACTTAACTTTTTGAAAAAAACTACACGAGCAAAACTTCCATTATGATTTCTAGAGGTGAATTGATTCATTATAAAATTCAAGCAGCAATGCGTGAAAACTCATGGATCGATGAAGAATTACAGTATCTTGGTAAACGTTCTGGCCATCATTGGTATCTAATCAATAATGAACACGAAGTTACTGCAGACGAAATTGAAGATTTTGAACGAATTGATGATGACACCGATTGATGTATACAAAACATATCTAGCATTCAAAAATCATTTTACAAAGCAGAGTTATAGTTACTTCAAATACTCTGGTAAGTCTAGGGCATCTGTTCAAGCATATAACAATCGTAAAGATCGTTACTTTTTTGAAAGAATGTCTCGCAAAAAAGATGATAGTGAGATTAAAGAATACTTTTTAGCAAACTTTGTTGAGTGTGATGACCCAGACCGTCTATGGATTGGCGATATTATTTCCTCTGGAGAAGATAATTATAAATCTTGGATGAAAAGGTCACAAACTTTAACCTATATGTTCAAGACAGAAGTAGAAGTCTTCGTCAACAAAGAAAACTTTCAACAACTGTTCTCTATCAAGGGACAGTCACACCCTGAGGTATTGAAGAAATATCTGCAGGGTGCTTTGTCTATTGAGACCATGGTAATATTAGATATTATCCTAGAATATGTGAAGAACTTTGATAAAAAACTCGAAGACCCGGTGTGGAATACCGTCAGTCTCAAAATTAAAAAGTATAAACCATTCCTAAATATTGATGTGAACAAATTCAAGTCGATTCTTAAAGAGCAGGTAGTATGAGATTTTTTGACTCAGATCAAGTCCGTGGTACAGTCATGGAGCTTGAGCAACTGCAACAAGAACTCACTATTGATCTAATGCATCTTGCAGAGTATAGTGTTGAAGAAAGAAGAGATCACTTGGCGCGACTTAAGACATTCCTTGAGAAACAGAAACTGTTCTTCTTTCGTGTCTCACTGTCTGATGACCCTGACGCCTTAGTGATTAAGGAGAAGGTAATTGAAGCAGCAAAGATGTTCGGATATACCGAGAGTGACGGCATGGAAAAGTTCTTTGAGCAACTCGACAAAACTATCGCAAATCTAGAGCACACACTTGACATCTGAAGGCACATGCCTTATAATAGACCTGTCCACATCCAACACATCCTAATTTATCCTAATCAATCCTATGTCTTTTCAAAATCTCAAAAAGCAGTCCCGTTCTGGTTCCCTTACTGATAAACTAATCAAGTCTGTCGAAAAACTCAACGACAAGGGGAATGGTGCTGACGAGCGTATCTGGAAACCATCAGTTGATAAGACTGGTAATGGTTTTGCAGTTATTCGTTTCCTCCCTGAAGCAGATGGAAATGAACTTCCTTGGGCACGAGTCTATACCCATGCATTCCAAGGTCCTGGTGGTTGGTTGATTGACCAATGTCTAACCACTAAAGAGCAGAAATGTCCTGTATGTGAATATAATTCTACCCTTTGGAACAACGGCACTGATGCTGGTAAAGAGCAAGCACGTAAGCAAAAGCGTAAACTCTCATACTATAGCAACATTCTTGTTGTAAGTGATCCTTCTAATCCCGATAACGACGGTAAAGTTTTCCTTTACAAGTATGGTAAGAAGATCCATGATAAAATCATGGAAGCAATGAAGCCTGAGTTTGCTGACGAAGAACCTATCAATCCTTTTGATTTCTGGCAGGGTGCAAACTTCAAACTGAAGATTCGCCGTGTTGCTGGTTATCAGAACTATGATAGCAGTGAGTTTGCTAACCCTAGCGCATTGTTCGATGACGATGATAAACTAGAGAAAATCTACAACAATCTCTATGACCTGAATGAGTTCCTTGACCCTAAGAACTTCAAGGCATATGATGCACTTCAGAAGCGTCTTGATTATACTCTTGGTAACAAGGGTACTCCTAAGATGCAAGACCCTGAGACTCAGGAAGAAGAAGCACAATGGGAACGTGAGCGTCGTGGTGACTACTCTGAACCTAGTGCCGCTGGTGCTTCCTATGAGGACTTGAGTGAAGGTCGCAGTAAGTCATTTAATGACCCCGACACCACTCTCAGTAGCAACACGGAAGATGAAGACGACTCCCTCAACTACTTTGCTAAACTGGTCAACTCCTGACCTTTACACCCTCCGAAAGGAGGGTTTTTTTATAACCCAAATTTTCTGGTGTTAAACGCTGCCTTAGTAGTTCTATTGATATATTGGGAAGATGTTTCATACTTCATCATCTTTTTCATATCACTGATAAAACTACCAACGAATTTTGGTTTCAATACACGAATGATTCTTTTCGCATCATTTCTTGTACTTTCATAAGTATAATTTGTAACTGGACCTGCTGCATTTGATTTCGTTACAAGGTTACCATTAACTGTTGTGAATGTGAATGAAAAATCTTCATCTACTTCAAGACCAGATTCTAAAACTGTTCTATTATATTCATCTTTAATTTCAAATGTTTCATAATGGTGGACTTCCTGAAGTGCCTGTTCAGAACCATACTTATCTAGCATATAATTATGAAGATTATTGTTAGACAGTGGCCATTGGTCCCTTATATTTGTAATATTATTAGTAATCAGAACTACCCAATCCAATTCTGGATCTTGATACATAATTTCTGCAATGTTATCAGGTCTCTGCCCATCTTTAATAACCTTAAAATCAAAGGCAGTAATTGCAATATCAATATCGCTTCTAAGTTTTGGTCTCTTGAAAAAGTTTTTGATTAAAACTCTTTCATCATCTCGTGCTCTTCCTGGCAGTAAAGATAGAGCAGATATATTTGGTAACTCTCTGAAATAAGACATTAGTAACCTACCTCGTTTGGACTAATTGAATAAAGATCACCATCCTCTCCCATTGTCCCATCAGTAATATCTTTGGATCGTCTTTCTGAAAGAATCTGTTTCTCACTATAATCAGAAGCATATACTGCTTCAAGTTCTTTCATATTGATTGATAGGATAGTACTGACAGGTTGACCACCATCATACGATGCCCATGCCCCATCAGGTGTATAGTTCACCGATGTTCCAACAACAGCACAGGGTTTAATTCTATTTACACCTTCAATAATTTCTCCTTTTGCAGTTCGATATTGAAGTCTAAAAACATTTGGTGTTCCTAGGAATAGACTTCTTTGTCCTGCCTGGTTCGTCATTGTTTTTGCAGCCATTCCCTGCTTAAAGAAACGAATAATTTTCTTTACTTCTAATGCTTCCTTTTCATCTCTTGGACTCATCTTCCAACTAAAATTAAAATCCCTCAGTGCTGGAGCATTAAACATAAGTTCCATATTTGAATTTGGAACAACCCCAACACCTCTTTGTAATATATCATCTGCCGAGACATTAGAACCTGCTATCCCCAAGATTGCAGCACCCAAACTAGCTTTACCCATCAAAGCACCACTAGCACCACTACCAAAAGCACCTGCAAAGTTAAAGTTTTTTATATCCTCTATACTACTCTTATTCTCTGCGATTGCTAGTGCTGCTAGTGCTCCTAACTGACCCTGACCAATCAGACTACCAAGAAAACCACCAGCACCAACTGCTACTGGGTTATTCATAGTACCAGCAGTAATTGCTGCAGAAAGATTATTCATTACATCATCACCCCAAGCAACAGCATTTGCATCTGTAATAGTATTGGGCATTGGTAACTTGACCATTGCTACAAACTTTTTCAATGGTGTGACTCTTTGATTCCCACTTGTTATATTTTGTAGTGCATTTTCCCCAAATATTTGATCTCTCCTCGGTGGTTGATATATGAACTGGTCAATGGTGACATAATCTTGCCCGAAAAATTCCCCATAGGTATTATCGATTGGATAATTACCACCAACGATTGTATCTCCACCACCTTCTTCAAATAATTTTTCAAATGCTGCACGATCTTCTGGTGATATTTTAATTAAGGCATTTGCTTGTCCAAGTTTTTCTTGAATTAATTGGAGTACATCTTTGCTTTTATCTCCAATTGTTGCTAATGTATTTCCTTCTGCATCAGTAATCGAATCGGCATTCACGTCATTATTCGATGGTTCTTCACCATTATCTGTGTCAACATTGGGAGATTCGTTAATATTCACTGGAGGAACAGGAGTTGTTTCTTCTATTACTGCTTCTTTTACTGCTACACCTTGTACTACCCTGCTTTCATCTTTAGTATGAAATATTCGGGTAGACTTTTTCTGTAATACTTTTGCTCTGGTATTATGTTCAGATACTCCTTCTGCTAGAGTAGCAGGTGCACCATCAATCTCAAAAGTTGCTGCAATTGCTTTTGCAGTCTCTTCAGATGTAATATGCATAGGACCAATATCACCAAGTGTGTCGGGGTTATCAGTTCTACCCTCTCCACCAAATGTAGTTTCACCCTTTGAATTTACTGTAAATATTACCCATGGAGTATCTGTCTTTCTGACTGTGGTTCTACTTTTTCTCCCCGTCCCAGATTTAGTCACAGTTTCAGTTTGTGCTACAGCTACTGCTGCTGTAGTTCCATCACCTTGATCATAACGAGTCTGTACAAAATATTGCTCACCATTGATAGTGACTTTCATAGTCTTAAGACTACTGGTTCCTTTAGTGATTAAAGTATTGCCTGCACCAGGATCGAGTGGATTAAAGGATAATACATTTGCATCCGTTCTTACTGCCATTTAAATACTATCCCAAGCGGTTTGAGGTTCGACATATGTTCCTGACTTGTTCACAAAACTTTCAGTCACTAGTTTTGCAACATCATTCCATTCATTTCCATCAACTGGAATAGCATATAAATCACCCATGTTACCAGGAAAGTAACTGTGTATAAGTTTAGAGTAACCTATTGAAAAGTCTACTTGTTTCTTATTTATCAAGGAAGCAGCAAGTTGTCCTCTGAGTGAAGGATTTAAGTAATGCAAGTTAGCGCCAAGTATTCTATTTTCATTAATGTCAACAATATATGCAAGGGGTCTTCTATCATAGAAAGGATACTTAGCAGGATATGCTGCATTGTAACTGAAGAAACAGAGAGCACCTATTGTAGGTGATGTGCCATACTCTTGGAGTTCAGTGAACAGTTCATTTGCATACCAGTCAGGATCTTCACCTTGACCTGCTCGGTCCATGATTCTTCGACCAATAGTTTTAGATGCCTCTTCTCTCGCATCTATCTGTGCTTTTACTTCTTCATAAGAAGGACCGCCTGCGCGTCTTCGTTTAGCACGTCGTCTTACCATTACTTGATTCCTAGATCGTCTTCAGTCATAATCTTGAATTCAAACTTGCGGTCAGCACAGAACTCTCGTGCTGCTTTCCACTTTGCTTGATTAACTGCCCAAGTTACTATGGAGTTCTGCCATGCCTTAGTTCTCCTTTTGGGATTCATATTTGGTTGTGCTACTTGCTTCTTTGGTTTTATTTCAATAACCATCTGTCTTAACTTACCGGTCTTATCCACATACTTGATAAAGAAGTCTGGGAAGTAACGATGAACTCTTTTATCTACAGGCGAAACATATGGAATGAAAAATTCTTCTGACTGCCATTCCTTCACTGACTCGGTAAGGTCGCAATACTTCATAAAACCTCGCTCCCACAAGGAACGATAGACTATATTCTTAGCATTCCCATTATATTTCTTCGGATAAGACGGGAGATACCTTCCCTTATACGACATACATAGTATATAAGTAGTTTCAAAGTATTTAGATGGCAACATATTCGCCTGAGATGTTGTATAAGAGAATGAATGATGTCCAGGACACATTCGGTGCATTGTCGCAGACATCTCAATTTATGGTATCATTGAATCTTGGACGTTCTGCTATTCGACAAAGTGGTATTGGTGAGTTGAATCGATATCTTACTGATTGTGGATTGTTTAGACAATCCAAATCCACAGAAGAAACATATGATTTCTTATGTTCGGAAGCATCCTTACCAGGTTCATCTTTTGATATGTCAGAAGAGAGTGGTAGTCGTCAAGGAATCATTGAAAGATTTCCAATTCGTAGAATTTATGCTGACTTTGATTTATCATTTTATGTTGATAGAGAGTATAATACTATTCGTCTCTTTGAGGAGTGGTTGAATTGGGTTGACCCATTGAGTAGAGGGTCAGATCAATATTTTGGTGATGAAGATGGGCAAGAAGGATTTAATGAAAGTAATAGCTTCTTTAGGTTTAGATATCCCAATCAATATAAAACTCGTATTTCTATTCTTAAATTTGAAAGAGGGTTTTGGAGAAATCCAAATAAAGATAACAAGGAAAAGAAACTACTTGAGCAACCCCTTCTAAAATATGATTTCATTGATGCCTTCCCAATGAACATTGCTGCTATTCCATTTTCATATGATGGAAGCACGCTAACAAAAGTCACTGTCAATTTTAGTTACTCTAGATACACTGTATGTAAACAGAACCCAAAGAAAAAGTAACTGTTGAGTATACCTGATAAATAATTTTACTGAAACATCTATAGGATATTATGCCTTTACCAAAGATTTCTACCCCGACATATGAGTTGGAATTACCATCAACAGGAAAGAAGATTAAGTATCGTCCTTTCTTAGTTAGAGAAGAAAAAGTTCTTATTCTTGCATTAGAAAGCGAAGATTCTACTCAGATTGCAAATGCAATTAAGAAAACACTGAAAGATTGCATTCAAACTAGAGGAATCAAAGTTGAATCTCTTCCTACATTTGATATTGAATATTTGTTTTTGAATATCAGAGGTAAGTCTGTAGGTGAAGCAGTAGATTTAATTATTACTTGCCCAGATGATGGGGAGACTACGGTTCCAGTTAAAGTTTATATTGATGAGATTGGTGTTATTAAGGATAGTGACCATACACCTGATATTAAATTAGATGATACATTAACACTTCGTATGAAGTATCCGTCTTTGGATCAATTTGTTTCTACTAATTTTAACTTTGATGAAGAAGGTGAATCATTGACTCAATCATTTGAGATTATTTCTTCATGTATTGATATGATCTTTAATGAAGATGATTGTTGGTCTACATCTGATTGTACCAAGAAAGAATTACTTACTTGGATGGATGATTTAAATTCTAATCAGTTCAAAGAAATTGAAAAGTTTTTTGCAACTATGCCAAAACTTACTCATACAATTAAGGTGAAGAATCCAAATACAAAGATTGAAAGTGAAGTTGTATTGGAGGGGTTACAAAGTTTTTTCGGTTAATCATGGCACATATTGATCTTGAGTCATACTATAAGGTTAATTTTTCTCTCATGCAGCATCATAAATATAGTTTAACAGAGATTGAAAATATGATGCCATGGGAGAGAGATATATATCTTGGATTGTTAAATCAATATGTTGAAGAAGAGAATACACGAATTCAACAGCAAGGCATCTAAATGAGACCATCGGGAGTAAGAGCAAAAAACTTTATTAGAGGTGGAACTGCTAGTTCAGTTTTTGCATCTAAGCGTAGAGTGCTTGCGCCTGCTAGTTCCAAACCAAGTTTAGTTGAAGCAAATCCTCAATCGAAGAGTCGTTTTGGTAAAGCATCTGGTCTCGACTATCTAAACTTCTTTAGTGGTAAGAAAAATACTAAAGCAATTAGATCAGCAATTGTTTCGCTTAAAAACCTTCTGGTAGAAGGTTTCATGGCTGCTAAAAGTTTGAGAGCATCGATTGGAAATATTGTTGGACAGATTAAGGGACTTGGTAAAGGTACAAGTGGGGGAGGTATTGGTAAACTAGGTATTATTGGAATTGTTGCGGCAGTTGTAGTTGGAGTCGCAGCAATATTTGGTCCCCAGATAAAGAAAGCATATGAATTTATTGTAGGACAAGCAGAAAATGTATTTGAAAATGTTAAAGGTTTCTTATCAAATATAGACGAAAAAATTAAAGGGATTTATACCTTTGTTATGGATCTCTATAATAATAAATTTGTTGGTTTAATTGAAACATATAATAATGCAGTTCAAACTATTGCGGATAAGATTGGAATACCACTTCCAAAAATTGGTCAACCAGAGAAGATGCCTTCATATGAACAAGCATTTGGTGCTGGTGGATTTAACTTTTTAGAAGGTAAAACTCTGGGTGGTATGGTAGGTAGTATTGGTTCAGGTATTGGAGATTTTCTTGGCGGGACAGGAGATTTCATGGGGGATATATTTAATAATTTCCTTTCCATGCTTGGTCTTACAGAGAAAGGAAATCAGGCATCCAGTTTACTTGGATTGGGGAATATGTTTGGTCCTCAACGAGCAGTAACTAATCCATTTAATTTAAAACGCAGTAGTAGCAGTTCTACTAGAGCAAGTGGTGCAGCAGATTTTACTGGTGGTAGTAATGCTGAAAAGATTTTTAATTTTTACAAATCACAAGGGTTCACTCCAGAACAAGCAGCAGGATTTGTTGGGAATTATTATCAAGAAAGTAAATATGATCCAAAAGCAGTAAATCAAATTGGTGCTACTGGTATTGGACAATGGTTAGGATCTAGAAAGGATGATTTGTATAATTATGCAGCAAGTAATAATTTAAATCCTTTAGATATTAAAACACAATTAAAATTTTCTATGACGGAATTGCAAGGTTCTGAAAGTAGAGCTATGAGTCAAATTAAAAAGGCAAAAACTGTTGAAGAAGCATCTATGGCAGTTAGAATATATTATGAAAGACCTGGAGAACATGAAGCACATGATGAGAATAGAATTAGAGCAGCAAAACAAGCGATACAAAAATTCAATAGACCACAACCTACTACACAACAGCAATATACTGTTCCTTTAAGTGAGATGCCAGATGCTGATGCAACACCAGCAGAATGGGAGGCACATTTTGAAAGATTAAAGAAACTAATACCTCCTAAAAAAGGACCGAATGTATCCTTTATTACTGTTCCAGGAGTACAACAAGTAGCATCACGCAGACCTCAAAGAATTATTCAACCGGACGCAGGTAGATCATTAGGAGGTAGTCCTACAGTCGCATTTTATTCTACTTCCAATAGTGATAATGTTCAGTCATCTATTTCTGGTAGAATCGCAAATGGTGTTATAGGATAATGAAAACACTTTCTCTGTTTCAACAAAATCCAAAAGAAAAAAAGTATAGACCTGTAGCAGCAACTAGGCGTATTGCTGCAGTTGATCTTGACCGTAAAGGTGAACTTGAAAAATTTAGAAAGTGGTTAGAGTTTGTTTCTAAAGAAAAGTCTGACCTTCCTAAAGAAGAAGAATTTAAAAAATTAGAAAAGGATGTAAACTTAGCCAAACCTTCCAAAATTGGACTGCTAGGAGTTCTTGCGGCATTACCCCTAGCAGCGTCTGCTTTGGGCATAGGTGGTGCTGCATTTGGTGGTCTTGCTACGATTGCTACTGGTGGTGTTACTGCTCTTGCTGGTGGTGTTGCTGCTGGAGCATCAGGACTTGGTGGAGCATTAGGTCTTGGTCTCGGTGGATTTGGAATAAAAAAGTTTTTAGGTAAAGCAGGATTCAAGTCAGCAGTAAAGGGTACTAGTCGTTCTACTACTGGTCGTCGCGGTGTAACTAGTAGCAGAAGCACACCAGGTCTTAGAAAATCTTTGGGTCTCAATAGAGGAACTGCAATTACCCAAAGTGGTGGTGGAAATGTAAATAGGGGTGGACTAAGGAACCCATTGCGAAGAAGGGAAAGACCCTCGCGAGGAAGGGGTGGACCAGACGCAGCACAGAGTAGATATCAACAAAGATATGGAAGGGGTGCATCAACACAAAGGTTTGGGATACAACGACCACAAAATCCATTTAGATCTAGACCAGCAATCACTAGAGGTCTTGGTGGTAAGAATCCCATACAGGGATTAGTTGAAAGGATATTTAAATCTAAAGCTGGTCGTACTGCACTAGCAAAGACGCTGGGAAAATTTGTTAAAAGAATTCCATTTATTGGATCTTTAATAGGTTTTGCTATGGATGTTTTTATATTTAAAGTGCATCCAGGTAAAGCAGCATTCAAAGCAATCGGTTCTGCTCTTGGTGCTGGGATACTTGGTGCAATGCTTAGTATAGTTCCTGGAATTGGAACTGCTATTGGTTTTATTGGTGGAGGATATGTTGGTGATATGCTTGGTGGGTGGTTATATGATAAGATTTTCAATAAGGGACAATCACCAAATATTCCTGCAGCCGCAGATGAAAGGTCTGAAGAAGAATTAATGGGAACGACTGATACTGGTCAATTGACTCCAATGAATAACACAGGTCCATCTACTGATTTTGGAAATGTTTCGATGACTGGTTCTAGAAATGGTCCACTCACGGATGTGATATCTCAGAAAGCAATAAAGGAGACTTATGGTGTTGCTACTGGTCCAGTTAGAACCAGAGGTAGAAGTAGTGGTCATGGCGGTGTAGACATCGGCACTGGTAGTCAGACTGGATACTATGTTGCATATAGAAGAAGTGGAAGAGTAAGTTTAGTTCAGTATCTAAGTGGTTATGGTAATACAGTTATTATTCAAATTGGTAATCTAGATTTCATCTTTGCCCACTTGGCAAGAAAATCAAATTTAAAACCAGGACAACCATATAATGGAGAAATCATTGGTGAGATTGGAAATACTGGTAGAAGTTTTGGTGGTGGCGGTCAACACTTACATTTTGAGGTGAGACCTGCTGGAGGCGGAGGTGGGTCTGATATAGACCCAGAACCATATGTCTCTGCTCTGGTTATTGGTAGACTCGACCCTGATAAAACATCACAAAATAATCGGGTAGCTCAATTAAATCCAAGTAATTTACCTGCTCGTTCCCAAAATACAGAACAAAGAGTTGACCCTCAGGTCGCAATGCTTGAATCATATGCTAAAAGATTAGATGGATTGATGAGCATCTTCAATGTTCTTCTAGGAACTCCCGATTCTAAAAAATCTGTCTTAGCAAAAGGGTCAACAGAAATTATAAATTCTGTTACTGCCGATGGTGCTGAATTGTTAGGCACTGCAAGCAGTGAAGCACCACCAGTAGCATCTACCACTCCAAAGGATATGAACGTTTCAATGCTTACTCCTGAGGCAGAAGCAGCAAATTCTGATAATATCGTTGTTATCAGAGAGGTAGCACCACCTCAGCAGCAACAAGGTGGTGATGTAATTCCAATTCCTATTGGAAGTAGCGGTGGTAGTAATGGAAACAATAGCGTAATAGTTGCTGGCGTTTCACTAGATAGTATGATAGAAACACTTATGTTAACTAAACTAGATGGAGCATAATGTCAGAAGCATATAGAGGATATAAACCAAAACAATTTTTCATTACTTCTATGGATGGAAATAAAATTGATATCACAAACTCAATTTTATCTATAGATTATTTTGAGGATATATTAAGTCCCTCAGTAACTATGACTGTTCAAGTGACTAATTCATATAGTATTGTAAGTAATCTACCAATTCGTGGTGGAGAGAAAGTAGAAATTGATATTGAGACAGCATCTGGTGACTTTACAATAAATGATGAAGATAATCATCTTCGTGTTTATAAAGTAAGTGGTCTTGATGGGACTAGAATGGCAGAGAACTTTACTCTACATCTCACAACTCAAGAGTATTTTAATAATGAAGTTTCTAGGTCATATAAAAGATATGAAGGAAAGATAAGTGACTCAGTGAAAAACATTCTTCAAAATGATTTAAATACTTCAAAATTTTTAGATAATAATATAGAGGAATCTGCGAATGCATATTCTTTTATTGGTTCGATGCGAAAACCATTTAATGTTTTGCAGTGGTTGGGTCCAAAATCATTATCAATTAATGCAGGAGAATCCGATCCTGACCCATCAGGTTCTGTAAGAGAAAAGGCAAAAGGAACTTCTGGATTTTTCTTTTTTGAAAATAGTGAAGGGTTTAATTTTAAAAGTATTGATAGTTTGACATCTGACTTAAAAGAATCTGGGAGTGCAGACGAGAAAGATATATTTAAGTATTCTTATGGTGGTAAAATTATTAAGGCAAATGATATCAGAAATAATTTTGATATCATAGAATTTGTTCATGAAAAAAATATTGATATGAGAAAGGCATTAAGAACAGGAACCTATAATAATTTTACATATCTGTTTGATATTTCAACCAATGAAGTAAGTGTTTATAATTATGATATGAAAAATGAAATTAAAAATAAGAAACTAACCAAACAAGACAAATTGTCAGTGCCTGATGATATATCTCAATATTCTAGCAGAATACTTGTCAGGACCACAGACAATGGTATAATGTCAAAGAATGGAGGAACTGAAACTTCAGGAAGGACACCAGCAGATTTTGCTAAGTCTTCTGCTAGATATAATCTATTATTCTCACAGGCACTAAATATTCTTATACCACTTAATGTTAAATTAAAGGTAGGGGATATCATATACTGTGAGTTCCCAGAAATGTCTGCAGGAAGATCAAAAGAAATTGATCCAGAATCCAGCGGATTATATTTGATTAGAGAACTACGACATCATTTTTCCTCTACTCAGAACACAACAAGTATTAAACTAATGAGAGATTCATACGGAGTAAACTAAATGGAAAGCATCGAAAAGCATATTAAAGTTGATAAAGAAATTCTAGACAACTCAACTATATCCCCACAACAACGTCGTCACATTGAGAGCGAACTGCATGAATTGGAAGAGTATGTAGAACATCATAAGTCAGAGATTGAAGCAGGTGATCATCATGATCCTACGCCACTAGAATTATACTGTGATGCTAACCCATCAGAACCAGAATGTCTGGTGTATGAAGACTAATGATAGACGAGTCATTACTAAAATCTAATTTTCTCGGTAGAGATGGTTTTGTATGGTGGATTGGTAGAGTTGCCGATTCTTCTGTATGGAAAAAAGAAAATGTCGTTATGTCTCAATCGGATAGTTTGGGGCAACGATGTAAGGTGAGAATAATTGGGTATCACCCATTCACTAATGAATTACCAGAGAAGGATTTGCCTTGGGCAGAAGTAATGATGGATGCTGTCACTGGCGGTGGTCAGGGTGGTATGGGAGACTCTTTGTGTTTGGTTGGTGGAGAAACATGCATGGGGTTTTTTCTCGATGGGGAAGAAGCACAACAACCAGTTATCATTGGTCTCTTAAACAGACACAATTCAATACCAAATTCTCTTCCTAAAGAAGAACTATTATCAAGTGGCACTTCATCTTTTAAAAATTTCACTGGGGGTAATAATGAAAGGTCAACTAAAGGGAAATCTCGTAATACAAATCCTATACAAACACCAAAATCTCCTGCAATAAAGGGTAGCATACAATTAGATGTAATTCCTTTTGTCCCCGATGCAGTTGCTATTGGAGCAGCATCTGCTGCTGCAGCAGATGCTGATCTTACATTTGATCAGATACAAGCAGACATTGTTTCTAAAAGACTAATATCAACAGTTGAACAGGGTGTTATTCAATCAGGTGGAACTGGTAGTAATGCTGCAAAAAATATAGAAAAAAGAGCAACTAAGGTACAAGTAAATCCAAGTAACTGTGGTAATGATGCAATCGGAAGAATAACTCAGATACTTACTGACTTTATCGCATTCACAAATAGTTTAGAAAATTCTATAAACAAGTTTGTTGATCCGATTACGAATGCAATCATTGATATGGATGCAGAAATAAAGAGAATTGTAAGGCAGGTAAAGGGAATTGTAAAAGGAATAATTAATAATATCAGAAATGGAATTATTGGAAAGTTAAATCTTATCTTCTCTCAGTTCTTAGGTAAACTAAATCTTGTTAATCCATTAGACTTTATTTCTGATGAAGTATCAAGAAAAGCACTTCAGGGAATTCTTGATACTATCTTCTGTATATTTGAAAAAGTTATAGAAGATTTGACTGGGTTCTTGGGAAATATGTTTAGAACTCTAATTGAAAATATTGTTAATGGTCCTTTTTGTGCGGCAGAGCAATTTGTTTCAGGTATCTTTGCTAAATTATTTGAATCACTTGAAGATTTATTGGGACCAGTTTTAGATGGACTTGATTGGTTGACTGGTGGTATTGGAGTAATCTCAGATTTTATTGGAAAGGCATCTAACCTTGCGTCTCAAATCCTGAGTTTCATTGGTTGTGATGGTAGAAAATGTACTACTCCATCTAAATGGGTATCTACATTAAGTGGTTCTATTTCTACAGCAGCAGACGATTGGGAAAAACAAGTTAGTAATATCAATATTCTCAAGGGAGTATCCTCTGACCTTTCAAGAATTCGTAGCGAAGCAGAATCTGATATTGGTAATTTCTTTGGTTCTGATCAATTCCAAGACACTGACTACAGTGGAATGAAATTGGGAAGTATATTAAAAGTAACTGATAGTCTTACTGGAGGTAATGCATCTGGAGCACTTGATAAAGGACTAGGTTCTATTGAAAGTGCAATTTCTACTACATCATTGTTTGGAACTAATACTATATTTGATGCTTGTACTGAAAAAATTAATAATCCAACACGCCAAAGAGATTTGATTCCTATGCCTATGGGATACAAGTTTGAAAAAGGTATACCACCAGAAATTCAAATATCAGGTGGAGGGTCTGGCGCTACTGCAGTGCCTATTGTAGGTGGTTCTAATTGCATCATTGCAGTTCAGGTTACGAATCCAGGTTCTGGATATGATTCTGATACTGCAGCATCTGTGATTGATAATAGTAACTATGGTTCTGGTGCAAGACTTAAAGTTATCGTTGATGATGGTAAGATTAGTGATATTGTTGTCCTAAACTGTGGTAATAATTATGTGAGTAATGATGGACCAATTTCATCTAACCCTGTTGGAATTATTACTGGGATTTACATTGTCTCACCAGGTATTGGATACACCAGTGGTGATAGTATATTAATTCCTTTACCGAGAATTATTGATGACACTGTACCAGGAACACCAGGTGAATCTGGAGAGGTAAATTTACCAGGATATATTGTTACACCTATTCTTACTCCGGGTAATGGTTCAATTATTGATGTTAATATACCCAACATTGATAGTGAGTATAATTTCATTCCCTCAATTACAATAAATACTAGAACAGGAAGGGGTGCTGACTTAATACCAATCTTGTCCTACAAGCAGTTGGGAAATACAGACACAACTCCCAATAGGTCTGGTCTTGTTGGAATCACTAGCGTTATTGATTGTATATGACAGAAAAAGAAGTACAAATATTAAAAGAAGAAATAGGAAGATATGCAGAAGAGTATTTTGCAATGCGTCGTCCTGGATTTAATATTGAATCTGAATATAATTCTCAAGAACATGGAAAAGCAGAATTTTCTATGAGCACTGATACCGATCAAGGAATTCATTTCTATAAGAAGGGGAATTGTAAAATCCTTAGTAATGATTCTCTTGAAATATATTCAGGAGAACTATCAGAAGATGAAACGAGTATGACAATAGTTCTTGATGCTGCGAAAGGAAATATTAAAATCACAGCACGAAATGGTGATTTGATTTTACAGGGTGCTAATGTAAAGATTGAAGCAACAGATGCTGATGGTGATGTGTCTATTAAATCTAACAAAACTATTACCACAGAGTCACCAGAGTTCAATGTTTTTGCAACTAAATCTAATATAACTGCTTATTCAGATATGCTATTAACTGCTGGTAGTTTAACATTATATTCTGAAACTGGGTCTATTGTTGCCGGAAGTGGACAAGATCCGGTTCTCAGTCCATCTTTAATCACTACAATTTTCAATGTCTTAGACAAGGCAAAGAAATTGGGTAGGACATTCGGTGGATAGGATATATGTATAAGGCAGCAAAAGGTTCATTTGGTAAAGTCAGTATAGGAACACCAGATTTATCAAAACTTAGTGTGTCACAATATACTGCGTCAGGAGTTCTTACAAATCCTGGCATTAGTATATTTGGTGCATCACTTCAGACAGGAGTAGTAAGAGCAGGTGTAAGCATCGGTCCTCCTCTTACTATTCCGGGAACAACATTACCATTCTCATTAGAAGTTAGTGGTGTGTCTCAGTATTTTGGGGTCTTGAATAATTTTGGAACTACTAATCTGTTTGGGTTAAATACGATGTTTGGGGGAACTATAAAAAATGGTTTCTCTATTAAGAACTCTATTGACATTAAAAATGGTCTGAATGTTGCGAATGCTGTAAGTAATTTCAATGGTAAATTGTTTGCAAATGCCGGTATTGTAGCACCAATTGTTGTTGCTCCAAAACTTATTGGAAAGGCTACTGGAAACAAACCATTAAGTGCTTTTGATCTTCCTCATTGGAAAGATGAAGGAAAAAGAATACGTCACTTATGTGCAGAGGGACCTGAAGCAGGAATTTATATCAGAGGTAGACTTAAAGATAGTAATGTGATACAATTACCTGATTATTGGGATGGTCTGGTTGACTATGATAGTATCACTGTTCAACTACAACCTATTGGTGAAAGACATTATCATTTAAATATAATTGAAATGGATAAAGAAAAGATAGTTGTAAAGGAAGCAGACGATAAACCATTTGAATGTTTCTACCACGTATGGGTAGCACGATGGATTGATCCTAGAAACCATGATGAAAAACTTCATGTCGTTTATGATGGTGAATCTCCTGATGATTACCCAGGAAACCCAGAGCAATTCTTAGTTGGTGGATGGGATTACGATAGAAGAAAACCTAACTGGAAATAAAATATGTCAACCAAAGATAATATAATCAAAGAACTAAAACAGACAATAAAGTACAAGAAAGACTCTAGAGAGAGTATTCTTGGACAACTTGCATTGAAAGATGCTAAGATTGATAAGATTGATGAATTGATTATCAACATTGATAGAAAAATTCCAAGTCTTATTGATGAAATTAATACTAGGTCTACTGAAGCACAAGCAGCATACCTATCAAGAATTTCCAGTGGATGTAGAAGTGATTTGAAGTGGGAAATTACTGAGACTGGAATAAATCAAGCAGATGATTCAACATATACGATATATACTTGCGTCAAAAATGATGCTCTTAAGGAACAAAAAAACTACTATGGTCAGAAGTATTATAGAAAACCTTTAAATAGAGACTTTGGTTCAAATATAATCTCTGAACTGACAGGTAATATTGTTGGCGGAGGAATTACAATTGCTGTAACTAGTGATGAAGGAATTGATGGTATTGAATTAGGTGATCTTGTCACAGATAACCTTGATTCTCCATCAGTATTCAGTCAAGGTTTTATTCCAAAAGTAATTGGATTTGGAACAGCAAATGTTATTGGTTTCACCACATCACTTGGGGGTAGTATTGGTGTGGGTTCAGACCATTTTGTTAATGTCGGCATTGGAACTACTCTTGCTGCTGAAGTAGGAAGTGCAGTTTCATTTACTGGTATCCTTCCTGAGGGAACAACTGTCATTGGATTTGGAACTGCAAATGCTGTTGTGCCTTTTTATGATGCCACTAGTCAGACCAATACTAATATAACAGTTACTTGTCCATCTCTTATTCTAAGTAATGTTGCTGTAGCATCTACTGTAAATGGTACTCTTTATCTTGGTACATCTGGCGTTAAACCTACATTAATATTAGATCAGACTGGAAATGGAGATGCTTTTGGGCAGAGTTTTACTGTTATTAGATCTACAAAAGATATTGATTCTGACTTTGATTATTTGAAGAGTCCCATAGACCCTGTTACTATTGGTATTTTAGGAACACAATTGGGCATAGGACACAAGACAGAAATTATTAATAATGGAGCACCTCCAGGTCCAGTACAATGGAAAGAACAATCAGATGACCCTGAACCTGCCGTTGGTGCTGGTGCTGCTGTATATTACGTAGGAAATACAAGTTGGCCAACTGTTTCTGGTCCTGCTGCTGGTGTTGCTTTTGGTGTTGCTACTTATGCTTTTGAGGGGCAAGTTTTAGTTTCAACTAGTAGCACACTTGCTGGTCCTCAATCAACAGCCACTGTTACTAGTATTTCTCCAACTGGTGTGGTTGATGGTGTTGGTTCTTGTCTTGTTATCGATAACACTATCGCTGCTAGTGAGACTACGCTTACAAATACAATCAATTCTAATATTGATGAAATAAATCGTCTCAATGACCTTTCTTCCGTATTGAGAGAGATAAGAGATGAAGACGAACTAGAAGCATATAGTTTGTTAACTGGATCTGCATTTGAGACTTCAGAGATGAATAGAATCAATAATCAGATTAGCACACTGGATGGGTCTGACCTTAGTGAGTTTGAACCATAGGGTTGACGACCCACTCCAGACCTGCTATAATAATCAGGTAACCAACGAATCTCAAATGCAAATCGACCGAGACGACCTTGTTAATCTCAAGCATCTACAGGAAGACATTGCAGAACATTACTGCGATGATACTCGTATCAGTGGAGAAACATACTGGGAATGTGTTGGGACTCTTGCAGAGATTAAACTTATGGAGTTACGTGGAGAAGTATCTCTTACTGACTGATGCAGTATTCACATTCCCTCTATCAAGAAATCTTAAAGTGTTACGACTATGAGACCAGAAACCCGTCAATCTATGGAAATGTTGTTCGCGGCGAAGTGGAATTTACCCAAAGCAGCAAAAAATTGCAACCTAACAGAAAAAGAAATGAAAATCACATTCAATGAGTATTGTGTTTTTCATCCACCAACTTGGAAGGGGGAATGAAACAATTATTTCTAGTTGATATTGGTAATAGTAGATGTATTACTCATGATGGACATGTTCAAATGGGTATCTTCAATCACTCAGTAGAGAAACATCTTGAAATGTGTCCTGATATTAATTGGCAAGTAACATATTGGATGCCTGATCCATTTAGTATCAGATATAAGAGAATCAATTTTCAGCATACTATGAAAGCAAATGAAGGTTCACCTAAAACTGATAATGCTCTAGATAGTAGACCAAGAGACTTTCCAGACCAAGCAACTGAAAGATTAGAGAGAACATTATAGTCAATCCAAAATTGACTTTTGATTACAAAAAAGGTCGAAAAAAAATTCTGGGTAAAAATTCATCCCAGACCTTTTTTGAATTTTTATGCGAGTGTATTCCAACAGGCAGAGAAACGAAACTTAAAATTTCGACAGTGTGGGTTCGACTCCCACCACTCGTATTCGAGGGAGTACAAAAGATCTGCAAGTAGAAGCAGCGCCCCCACCCCACTAAATATTCCCAGAATAGGATACGTGAATGAAGTATCATCTGGACATCAAGTATTGCTGGTTTAAGAAAACGCAATTAGTTTTGATGTATTTTATAAATGGTATTCCATATACATTTGATGATGTAGACGATAGTTTTTATTTGGACTCAGAGATTATAGAGTGGGCAAATGGAAATACTCAATACGATTTAGATGACTTGTATGGGTGGTCAAACTACTTGGTAATGGAAGAATGCCATCCACTTATTTTTGATTTAGAATTAGAGAACCCTGAATTACTACCTGTAGATTAGAGACAGTTCTGTCTGTGATAAATAAAGCAGAAGAAAAATTAGTGCGCTGATAAAATGCCTCTTTCAAGATTAGAAAATTTTCTGATTAATACCGATGGTAATATTCTTTACGTAAATCCATCAGATCTGGACGCTACGGATAGTTTTGATAATAAAGGTAACTCTTTAACTAGACCGTTTAAAACTCTACAAAGGGCACTGATTGAAGCGGCAAGATTTTCTTATCAAATTGGTGATAGCAATGACCGATTTGATAGAACTACGGTTCTATTATATCCTGGAACTCATACTATTGACAATAGACCAGGATTTTTTGTTAAAAACAATGGCGGGTCTCCACAATACTTTGACCAAAATGAATCTATTGTAGCGTCTCCCAATATTGAACTTACGAATAGTTCGATATTTGATTTAGATAACGCTTCTAATGTTCTTTACAAATTCAATTCTGTTGATGGTGGTCTCATTGTTCCAAAGGGAACATCTATTGTTGGTCTTGACTTAAGAAAGACCAAGATTAGACCGCTATATGTCCCTGACCCAGAAAACACAACGATAGAAAGGTCTGCACTGTTCCGTGTAACTGGTGGTTGCTATTTCTGGCAGTTCAGTATGTTTGATGCAAATCAAGCAGTTTTCTTCAACAAAAATTATAGTCAGAAAGCAAATCCAAGTTTCTCTCATCACAAACTGACTTGCTTTGAGTATGCTGATGGTGTTAATGTAAAATCTCTGACAGGTCTAAGTGACCTTCAGATGTATTACTTCAAGTTGATGAATGCATATGGTGCTGATACTGGTAACAGGGAAATCACCGACTTCCCAACGTCTACGGACTTCCAACCTAACAGTCCAGAGTTTAAAATTGTTGGAGATTTAAGTGCAAATGATTTTAATGTCTCAGAATTAACTTCATCTGGAACAATTGCATCAGTTACAACTGGAATCAAACATAATTTGAATGTTGATGATTCCTTCCGTGTTATTGGTGTTGGTTCTGATACCTATAATGGAAGTTTCAAAGTTACTGGTATCACAAGTGAGCGTAAGTTTACATACTCTATGCTTGCAGATCCTACTGATGATGTAATTACAATCGGTGGAAATGAAAAGATTGTTATTGAAGCAGACAATGTAACAGGTGCTTCACCATACATATTTAATCTCTCTTTGAGATCTGCTTTTGGTATGTGTGGACTCCACGCTGATGGTTCAAAGGCAACCGGATTTAAATCTATGGTTGTGGCCCAATTCACTGGAATTGGACTTCAAAAGGACCCCAAAGCATTCCTAATTTATAATGAAACTACCGGTCAGTATGACACTAACGATACTGCCCCAAACACTGTTACTAAACCACTTTATATTAATCAAGAAGCAGTTTATAATCCAAACTACGAAAGTTTCCATGTAAAGGCATCCAATGATTCTGTCATTCAGGCAGTGTCTGTGTTTGCTATTGGTTTTGCAAATCACTTCTTAACAGAAGATGGTGCAGACCAATCAATTACAAACTCAAACTCTAACTTTGGTGCAAAATCTTTAATCTCTAAGGGATTTAGAAATCAATCATTTGATAGAGATAATACTGGATATATCACTCATATTATACCACCAAAAGATTCTCAAGAACAAACAAACAATGTTACTTGGAGACCATTAGACCCAAGTACTACTATCGGTATTGGTATAACATCAAGACTCTATATTCTTGGGGAAACTGATGAGGGTAATCCACCATCTAATATCTCAGAAGGTTTTAGAATAGGTGCTCGTGAGAACGAAGTTGTGTACTTAGACACAAATATTGCTGGTATCACTTCAACTTTCAATTCACCAGTTCTGATGCAGGTTCCATCAGGTGATGGTCCATCAAGCAAAAAAGAATTCACAGTTACTAGAACTTTAAATATAAACGATATTGATATTTCAACGAATGTAATTACATTAAATGATAATCATACATTCTTTAATGGTGAAAGTATTCGTATATTCTCAGACAATGGTGTTCTCCCTGATGGCATTGAACCTGAAGGTGCATATTTTGCGATCACTGGTGGAACTCTTGGTACTGATGAGATTAAAATTGCAAACTCAGTCAACAATGCAGTGAATGGAAGTGCTGTTGATATCAAGAACACAAATGGTGGTATCTTAACAGTTCTAAGTAGAGTAACTGATAAACTTCCTGGAGAACTTGGTCATCCAATCCAATATGATTCAATTAATAGCAATTGGTATATCTCATCTTCAAACACTGTAACTACAAATAAAATTTATGAAAAATTTGTTGGGTTCTCAACTCAAATTGCAGCAAGTAATTCATCATCGTATGTCCAGAGAATTCCAGAAAATCGTGACCTTTCCAATAGAATTTACAAGTTACGTTATGTAATCCCCAAAGATTTTTCTAATGCAAAGGCACCTACAAAGAACTTTATTCTGCAAGAATCAAAGACAGTCACCGAAGAAACTGTTATTAATGATGTAAATTCAAATCGTAATCCTCGTATCATTGCAAATATTAGTACTTCTGGATCTGATGTTGTAAATGTTACTTCCGAAAAACCTCATGGACTGTTTGTTGACGATAGAGTTCGTCTCAAAAATATAAAAAGTTCAACAAATACTGATGGAACTGCCGAGCAGGGATATAATGGTTACTTCTTTGTAAAAACTGTAACAGGAACTAATACCTTCACAGTTCAAAATGCAAATGGTGGAACATTTATTGATAATATTTCAACTAGAAATTCAAACCTTCCATCATTTGAAAAGAATGAATACAATACTACTTACATTATTCAAGATGTAGATACTCTCCAACCATATGAGGATGGAGTTCAAGATGGTATTTACTATCTTACATGTTTACTTTCAAATATTTCACCAACAGTTTCACAATTTGCCCATCAGAAGTTTAAACAGAACTTTAGATACCTGTACCCAACTGTTGATAGGGACAACACAGTTGTTGACCCAAACCAGACAGTATCTGCAGCATCTAATAAACTCATTGGTAAAGTTGCGGTTAATGATCCTCTCAATAGTATCACCAAAGAATCTGTAATTGAGTATATCAAGGATAACAGAATTGGTGTTGGAATTACTGGAGCAATTTACGATAGCGGCACAGTAAGATATTATACCGAAAGAAATCACGGATTCTCTAAAGTTACGAAACTTTCCCTAACTAGTGAAGGTAGTAACTATGGTCCTGGTGTAAGCACTACATTATATAATGTTGCATTGACTGGTGGAACTGGAACTGGAGACGGTGCAACTGCAAATATTGCGGTTAGTGCAGCAGGAACAATCACTAGTGTTTCAATAGTTGATGGTGGTTCTGCATACGGTGTTGGTAATACAATGTCGGTTTCTGGTGGTGACGCTGGTGTTGTTACGATTAATAATGTTAGTAGAGAAGATTTACTTGGATTCCAAGTCATTGGTGTTGGAACAGTATCAAACAGAAATTCAAGTAATTATAACGGAGTATTCTTTGCTCCTTCATTCCCATCATCTACTGAAGTATCGTTTGCTGCAACGACCTCAACTGTAACTAATCCAGGAATCTACACCACATCTAGTGGTGTTCTATTCCCAGTAGAACAACGATCACAAATCAGTACTATTGTTGGTGCAGCAGGAACTACATTGTCTGGTATTTGTACAGTAACTACTGCTGTAGAGCATGGACTTGCGGTTGGAAACAGAGTCAAACTTGAAGGATTTCTACAATCAGAAGAAATTTCTGCATACAATAAAGAATTTATTGTAAAAGAAGTTGTAGGTCTCTCCACATTTACAATCAATGCTGTATTCACTCCAAAAGTAACTGCAAATGTGGGTGTAATAAAGATTGGTTTCGGTGCATATGGTGAAGATACCTCACTACAAAATGAGAAAATCTCTGGTAGTTTGCTTAGTATTTCTGCTGGACTATCAATAAAAACAAGTTCAGGTATCAATACAACCTCAACTATTTTACTTGTAACTGCTAATGACCACTCAGAAACAATTGAACAAGGCAATTTCCTTCAAATAGAAGACGAGATTGTAAGAATCAAGAGTGTAGATAGCAACACTCAGTTCACAGTCATCAGAGGTGTGATGGGAACTATAGCAAAACCACATGTTAGTGGTGTTATTGCTAAAGGAATTAAAGTTATTCCTTCTGAGGTTCGTAGATTCTCTAGTATTCGTGCTTCCGGTCATACCTTTGAGTACATTGGTTATGGACCTGGTAACTATTCAACTGCACTTCCACAGAGAATTCAAAGAACTCTTACATCAGAAGAAGAACTTCTATCTATTTACTGTGAGAAGAAGGGTGGAGTTACATTCTTCTCTGGTATGAATGATCGTGGTGAGTTTTTCACTTGGGATGGAAGAATCAAACCGGTTGAAAAGTATATTAGTGAGGTCGGAAATGACTTTACTGGAATCTTTGATGACCTTTACGTAAGAAACACCCTACGTGTTGGTGGCGGACTCAACAGAAATCTTCCTTCCGAGTTCAGAGGACCAGTTAACTTTACTAATAAGATTACATCATTAGATACTGTAAATGGAATCAATGCAATTAAATTGCAGTTGAAAGGAAACGTTCAAGCAAATCCATTCTTCCAAGTTGGTTCTGATTCAAGTCCTTCTTTAGTTGTCAATCAATCTAGTGGAAAGGTTGGCATTAAAACTGCTACTCCTCAATTTGAACTAGACGTTAGCGGTACAGTTCGTGCTGACATATATGAAAACTTTAAGTTAAGTGACCTACCAAACACCACGAGCGAAGAATCTACTTTTGCTAAGAATCGTGTTCTGAAAGTCAATTCTACTGGTGATGGATATGAGTTAGTTGATATCAATACACTTGATGCATTCTCTCTATCAAGTTATGGTGTTAGTAATGATGGAACGGTATATGTTGGAACTGGTAGTACAGTAAGCAACAAACTTCAAATTAGTGGAATTAGTACTTCCAAGTTTGCTGTTGGTGAAAAGGTCAAACTGTTTGGTGTAAATCAATCCAGTGATAGTGTATTGTCTCCTGGTATTCCTGCTGTTCCTACATTCACTAGAGTCGGAACTGCTGCTACCGCTAAAACATATCGCTACTGGGTTGCTCAGTATCATATGAGAACTGGTAAGGTTGGTGTTGGTACTCAAATTACTCCAGATGCTGGTGTCGGACACGCAACTATTGATAACTTTAATGACCAAAACCACATCATTATCACCTTGAATAGATCAGATACTAATCATGGTATCTTGGTTTATCGTCAAGAGTCTGCTGTAGGTGCTCCTGCAAACATTAATGATGCACATCTGGTTGGAATTCTTGGACCGAAAGAACTAGAAAATTCAACTGCTGGTATTACATATAAAGATTATGGAACTTATGACCAAACTGAATGGTCATCTAATGGCAATAAGAATCAGTTTGATGATGACCAAATCCACTTCCCCAGTATTGCAACCACTGGACAGAGAAGAGGATGGGCAATGGATGAAATTGTATCCATTGGAGCAAATAGTATCACTGTAAATAATCCATACGACTTCAATAATGCTGTTGGATTTGGAACAGATAACAATGTAAAAGTTGTCCATGATAACACTTACGGTCTTACCCTAGCAGTCAATGATATTCTTGCGAAGGGTGGTAGTTACCTCAACATTCCAAGTGGAACATATCTTGCGGAGAAACTTGTCCTTCCAACATCATTTACCATTAAGGGTTCAGGAAAGAATACTATCCTGAAGCAACAGTACTATGCTACCGATGCGACTGATGGAGCAGGAAATTCTCTTGCATTTGATAATAACTTTGTTGGTATTGGAGTTACTAATGGTACAGATATCACAATTGATAATCTTACAATTGATGGTAACAACTCTAATAACATTAGATTTGAATCAGATGATGATAACTACATGGTATACTTCAGAGGAGTTTCTTCATCTCTCTTTAAGAACATTGAACTTCGTAATAGTCCCGCACATGGTCTGCTAATTAAAGAAAGCACCAGAGTATCTATTGAGAACTCATCATTTGTTGATGGTTCAATCACTGATAGATATGCGTATGAACCAATTAATGCACAAGAATCTCAAGTCTTAAGAATCAATGACTCTCTGTTTGAGAACTATCCTGGACCTGTGGATGTATCTGTTACTTCTGTAGTTTCTACCGGTGGTAATATTATTCGTAACTGTGGAACTGGTCTTAGAACTTATGCAACTGGTAAGATTACCACTAGCAACAATATTATTCTTGGACCATCTGATGAGTTTATCCCATCACCAGATATCTATGATAGTGATTTCAATTCTATCAACATCACTATTGATAGAGCAGCAGATTTTGTTGGTCCTGTTCTACAATACATTGAAGATGGAGATGCTAAGGATATTAGTTCTTCTAAGGTTACTATCGTATCTGCTGGTATCGGAACTATTGTTGGTCAGGGAACAACCAATGAAACTCTTGGAACTAGATTTGTTGACTTTGATATTACCACACAGGATACTGGAGAGTTTGGTAGAGAAAGTGGTTACATTAATCTTTCAATGCCCCTTTCCAAGACCAGTCAAATCGGTCTTACCAGTGCTCTTGGATATAACATTATTGCACAAGAGTATCTAGATCTTCCTAGTGGTATTTCAACATACATTGGAATCAGCACAGGTGCCTGGAATACTATTGGCGCAGGGGCAACTGAATACACAGTTACACTCACAAAACCAGAAAATCTTGATATCATCTCTCTTGGAGATGTTGTGAAACTTGTTAGTCACTCATCAACCCCAAATCTTTCTTCTAAGGTTCTTACTGTTGCAGATAAGATTACCGTTGATATAGTAACAAAACAAGTGAAATTGACTGGATTCACAACTACTTCTCAAATCAATGGTGACGAGAGTGGATATATAGTTATAAGGAAGCAATTCGTAATCGCCAAAGGAAGAGTCGGAGTTATCTAATCCATGCCAGACAATACAAACGTAAATGCTAATTCAGCGGTAACTGTTGTAGGTAGAACTGCTCCGGTTCCTCCTGGTCAACAAAAATCTGATAAGTCAATACCTGTTGTTGTAGCAAGTGACCAAACTGCAATTCCAGTTGAAGAACAGAATAAAGTTCAATCAGAAGTTGCACTTTCACTTCTAGGTATTCCAAGATCGGAAGTTGCACTTGGTATCTTTGCCGACGTTAACACATATGATGTTAACCCTACAGAATGGACATCAACTCCAGAACAGTTTGCTTCGGTTGGTACTGAAGGTGTATATGCTGGTGTTGGTCAGACAATGGGATGGGGTCTGACTCATGTTCCAGAAGAATCTGGTGCATTACTTGAAGCACCTGCTGATAAATCTGCTATTCTTTCATCTAAAAGATTCTTTAGATATCAACCTGGTCGTGTTTCATCCGCTACATTTGGTGTTAAAACGACTTTAATTAATTCTGACGGTTCTAATGTTCAGAATCCAGCAGTTCGTAAGTATGGTATCTTTGATAATTACGATGGATATTATTGGGAATCAAGAAACAATGGTGTAGATGATAACTTCTGTGTTGTAAGAAGAACTCAGGCAAATACTTTTGCTAATCCTTTACCATTTGGAAATGGTTCTGGTGAACAAACTTCAGACTATGGTGTTACAAATCCATACAATCCTCTAGATGCAAGAGCATCTGAATCTGTTGGTGCAGGAGCAACTTCTGTTCCTCCTGGTTATACTAATCGCAAATTGGGTGACCTTGTTATCGTGAGAGATAACTTGATGATGACTCATGCTGCTGTTTATGATGAGTCTTTATTACAACCAAAACACGAAGTAGGTATTACATCAGTCTTTGATGGTAATACAATTAGTTTAGCAGGTCTTGCTAATTCAGTCACGAACGCAGTATATAATATCAATACCGGTTTGATGACAATCACAACCGAAAATGATCATGGATATAAGAATGGTAAGTATGTAACACTGACTGGGATCGGAATGACCTGTCAGTATAGTTCATCACCAAAGTATTATCCAAATAGGACAACTGGTTATAATGTCGTAAGAGTTGATGGTGTCAAGCAATTTACAGTTAATGTTGGTGTTTCAACTGTTCAAACGTATTATGCTACTAATGGTGGTGGATACGTAGTTGGTCTTACAGATGGACAGTATGTTTCGTATTCAAAAGGAGTAAATGCCGGTGTTACTACAGGATTTACTGATGAAAAAATTTATAAGGTAGGTGCTGTTGGTGTTAACACTATTACTGGTATCAGTACTGTTTCACTAGAAAATTTAGATGGCACTGCTTTAAGTGGATTGACAAACTTTACTGGTATTTCTTCACATGTTCTAGTGACTCCAGTTCCATTTATTCAACCAATAACTGGTAGTTTGATTGGTTCAGGTCTTACTAAGTATACTACAGTCAAACCAACGGGTATGTTCCCGTATAAGTATACGGATGCTGATGATAATTCTGAAGGTTATATTGATACATCATTAAATGCTGCAAATACTGCAACACTTAAAGGTCAGATTGATAATGTTAATGACTATTATAATAAGTGGGTAAATCAAAACGTTGATATCCAATACTGGGGTGTCTATGAGTATCGTGTTCCAAGATCTAGGTTTAGTGGTGACCGATTAGATGATTCAACTGATACATTACTTTATAGTGATGCTGTAGCAGATAAGAGAGCAGGAAGTCCTGTTATTGATGAAAATACAAATGAAATTCTAACCGACACCAGTATCTGGGATCTTGACCTTGAGAAGGTCACCATGTATAAGGTTGAATTCTCATGGTATGGTGCTGTTGGTGCTCTGTTCCTTGCGTATGTGCCTGTAAGCAACGGAGAAGCACGTTGGGTTAGAGTTCATCATCTCCGGGCATCAAACCAGTTGAAGGTCTCCTCACTGGGCAATGCGACACTTCCTATCACTTATCTGGTGTATGGTGGAGGTAATCCAAATAGATTTGGATATGCTAATGGACTAAGAACAGCAAGTGCTTTTGGTTATGGCAGTGCTTCAGAGCATATCGTTAAGTATGGTGCTTCATATTATATTGATGGTGGCGACCGTGGAACGGTTAAACTATTCAGCCATGGAACTCCAATAGAACAGGAAGTATTTGGACTGAAGAGAAAGTTCTCAACAGGTGTAGGTTCAACACAGGCATCACTTACCAATGCAATTGATACATCTGATCCATATATCACTGCTGGTGCAACATCAGGATTATCCACTGCCTATTACACTGGTGCAAAAATTATAACTACTGACCCTCTTGATCAGAATATTGAAGTTACTTATGTAAACACATCCAATGGTCGTTTACATCTCAACTCTCCACTCAATACAGACAATCCAGCAAGTATCACTGTTATTCCAAACCGTGTAACACCACTGGTAGGTATTAAGTGTAGAGACTTCATTCAGAGTAGCACCGGTAGAGACGTAAGAAATAGAACTCAAGTATATCCAACCAGAATGTCTACTGGTTCTGATGCTGTGATTAAGGTTGATCTTTTGAAGACACCAATCTTTCAAACAACCTCAGTAATCGTTAAACCAACTTCTGCACTTCCACAACTTAGTACTGAAGTTAATATTGGAAAGAGAGGAAAACCAACTCCTATTGAACTACCATTAGTTCAATATACTGGAGCACATACATTTGTTCCTGGTAGTAGTGATCTTGCAAATGCGATTGCTTCATTGAATACCAGCACCAAGTATGCAATTACAGCAGTAACATATGATTCGTCAACTGGTTTGATTAGTGCAACTACAGGTTCTGCTCACGGATTGAGTGCTGGAACTGAAATCAGAATTAAGAAAGAGTCTCTAGCATTCACTTGCACCTTAGATAACAACACTGCTATTAAAGTATATCCTCGTGTTACTGATCCAATCTTTGATGGAAATGCTCCAGGCGGTACAGACTTTGACGGAGCAATCTCCGGTGATTATAGTAGACCAATCATACTTCGTAGTGGAACTAGTGGAAGCACTTTAGTATTCAGTGTTACTACTGATGCTAATACTGGTAATGTTGGTTCATCTGCAGAATATATTAGAGACATTGGTGGTGGTGCTTACGGATATCTCAGAGGATACTTTGAGACTGATGGCGCACAGAAACCAATTTCAGTTCTAGGTTACTTAGAAAACAGAGGAAAAAATAGAACTAAGAATATTGATACTGATAGTTACTACTTCTATGCATTAGATTCAACCTCTGCTAATATTGTTCTAAACAACACTGAACCATTTATTAGGGAAGAAGATGCAGACGCAGAAGGAAATACAGTTGGCGCAGAACCAAGTGAATTTACACTTGCACAATTATCTTCAATTAAAGTGAGTCCGCAGAATAAATCGCCTATTCCAAAGACGGGAACAATTGTAGCAAGTCTCTATATCCCCGCATCAGGTGAGAACTACGACTTATCACCATACTTTGATTACAATAAAGAGTATCTTTCTTTCCCACTCACAAATATTGTAGATAGTTTATATCTATGTGGTTCTACACAGAAAGAATATAAACCTGGATTATTCTCCCCCGCAGCAGGTTCTCCTACAGCAACAGGAAATGTATCGGCAAGTATTACTTGGGAGGAGCAGTGATTCATGGCGAACGGAGGAAAGGATGTAAAACTGGGCGACGATAAACGCCCAGTAAGTATTATACCGAAGAATGAAGATAACCTTTATAATATCGCCAATGGAGAATTATTAACTGACGAATTTGGAACACCACTTATTACTAATGTTGATCAGTTCTTCGTTGCCGATGCGACAGCAGAAAGATCGACATCTATTGTACTACCAAAAGACCCTGAAGATGCATACACGAGATTAAAATTTTCAACTGTTGGTACATCAACAGCAACTTATAATGTGAACTTTGATGTCAGTATCAGTGCTGCAAATGTATTACAAAGTGGCGGATCTACAGTTGCATTTGGACAAACTGTTCCTCTTGTAGCAGGTGGTTCTGTTGATATTGGTCTTGGAAGCACACAATTTTCTCAGTTTCCATTTGTTGATGTTAAGACTCAGAGTGATCAGGGAGGTGATTTAAAAAATAAATTATATTTTTCTGATGATGTTGGTATTTCTACCACACTAAATGTTCGAGTTTTTGATAGAGTAAAAGGTCTTGGTATCCCAGATGGAACTTTTGTTTCAAAGGTATTCAATTCTAGGATTGATTTATCAAATAATGTTGATATTGTTGGAATACAGACAAGTATAATAGGTATCAATAGGGCAGTAAGGGAAGTAAATACATCAAATAATGTCCTTAAAGTAGTAGAACAATTTAAAGAGTCGAGTGAAGTTAGCACCACACTTCTTGGTGTTAATAGAGCAGAAACTCAACTGAGTTTATTTTCTAATGTATCATCTTATGGTTTGAATAATGATGAGTTTGAATTTTTTGCAATCACTGCAGGAACCAGTTTTGGTTCTTGGGATGGGAGAGCAAATTCAATTTATGGTAACAGATATAATGCATCTAGGAGAGAAGAAGTACAAGAGTCTGCTATTAGATTAGAAGCATTTGCCGTACCATATTCATATCCTTTTGGACCTAGATTTACACAAGTAGGATTTTACAATGAAGATTTGTTTAATCGTTATCTAAAATTCATTCAACTTGGAAATGAGTTATTTAATTATTACAATAGCGGACCAGGAGCAAGTGAAGGTTACCCTGCTGATTGGAAAGATAAATTTTTAGACCCATCAAAAACATATGTATTGTCGGGTGATGTTGTATATGCAGCTGGTATTGCACAGTCTTTTGCACTAGTTGATACTTGGACTGATACCTGGAGGGATATTAGAGATAGTATTCTTATCAATCCAACTACTTCTCTAGCATATACTTTTGCCACAATTAATGGACTAGACTTAGCTAGTGGACCGTTTGGTTCTGATGATACTCGTCCAGGATATAGTGATAGTAATCAAAGATATTCATATCTACAATCTAGAAGAGTATTCAGATATCAACCTGGTCGTATTAGTGGATTCACTTTCGGTTTAAGGTCTTCTGTTGAAACAGTTAGTGGTGTTACTTTGGAATGGGGTATCAAAAACCCAACAGACCAGTATGTATTCCAAATTGAAGCAGGACAACTTAAAATCATTCGTAGAAGTTCAATACCTCTTCCATTATCTGCGTTAAAGAGAAGTGGTTTGACTTCTTTAGACCAAGTACGTAAAGGAACTGGTGACCCGTTCGATAGTGAAGAATATTGGACTATAGAAGTTCCTAGAGATAAGTTTAATGGTGACCCACTGAATGGTAATGGACCATCAGGTTATTTGATTCAACCAAATAAAGTTACCATGTATAAGATTGAGTTTGGTTGGTATGGTGCTATTGGTGCTAGATTCTATGCATATATTCCTGCTGGTCCTGGTGAGGCAAGATGGGTAGTCATTCATACTTTTGTGATTGAAAACTCAATGGGTTCTCCTTGTTTAGAAGACTCATACTTTAGACTAGCATATTCACTCAATGTTGCTAAGACAACTGATGTTAGAACACCACAATTTCTTTATAAGTATGGTGCTTCATATTATATTGATGGTGGTGACGAGGGAACCTCACAAATATTCTCTACAAGTTCTAAGATAAAAACTATTAACAATGTTACGAGTAGAACTTTACTTGGAGTCACACCAAAGAATTTTATTTTGAATAGTATTGGAACAGAGATTAAAAATAAAAAGTTAATCATTCCAACCACAATGAATGTTACTAGTGATTCTTTAGCAAAAGTTGAGGTTGTAAAATGTAGAGCATGTCCTGGATTTGGGCATGTTTATACTCCTGGAATTGCTGCTACTACAACTGGACCAAGTGTTGAAGTTAGAATGATTGGTAGCAATACACTTGCAGCAGTCAATGATTCATATTTTGAGGCATCTGATCTTGGTTCTAAAATTATTGCTCCAAGTATTTGGAATGCATATATTACTAACCTAGAGGATGATACTCCTGTTGGAAGTGGAAAATCATTTACGACTGCAACAATTAAGGGTTATCCTGGTGCAGATGGTTATCCAACTCTGACTGATAGAAACTACGATATCCAAGTTAAGGATGCTGTTTCTGGTATAGTAACTACTCTAAATGCTGGTCCTACTGTTCCAAATTATGGGTATCCAATTCGCCTGAGTAGTCAGAATAATCATTATGCTGCTTGTGACTTTAAATTTACTGGAACTAAAATTGAAATTCAATTCTTAAATCCTTCTCAGAATGATTCGTATGGACACTTTGCTGATTTTACAGTTGGTATGACGAATTTCCAACCATCAATATCAGTTCCAGACCAATTGTTGGGTTTCATAAAACCTGGTGTAGGATTAACAACTGTTCTGGATAAATCTGATGTTTTATATGCTGAACATACTCATTCACGAGCAGGACAAAATGAAGATGGTACTGAGATCAATGAAACTTGGAGTCCTGTAAATCCACCAAGAAGAATGGCTTTAGATTATAGAATTCCCTCACCTCCAGGTAATTCTAGTGGTAGATGTTCATTAGTAACTGTTGAAGTTCTTGATACTTCAGAAATTTCTGGTTTAACTCAAATTAATTTTGAACCAGGTAATCCCCCACCAAATGGAACTGGACCAGACCCACTAGGTAGATTATTCTTACTCAAACAAGGTACTATGCCAACGGGAATTGATTTTGACGGAGGTCAAGTTAAATTGACTTCAGAGATATCTCCATCATCAGCAACATATGTCGGAAATGTTGAAACTTATCTTGATACTAATGGTGATATATTCAGTTATATTGAAATCAGTGAGACTCTTGGAAGTCCAGGTTCTAATTTTTCTGTTGATATTAGACCAATCAAAATCTCAGCGAGTGGTAATCCTGTTAGACAGAAGTTATTTAATTTTGACCCATATCCATTATATTTCTTTGCTAAGTTGGGTGATAATGCTGCAATCAATAATATCTCAATTAAAGAGACATCAGGAAAATTCCAAAGAACAATTTCACCAAAATTGTATACATTTGGTGACAACATAGAAGTCACTAATGCTGGAGGTGAAGCTGATATATCTGGAGCAGCACCTACCAATTTCCTTGAAGTTAGTAGACTTTCATCTGCTCTAATTGATAAACAAAATGAACAAAATTTGAGACCAACGACTGCAATTGATACAATATACATTGGTGCAAACCAAACTGATGAAATTGATATGTCTAAAATCTTTGGACCAGATCGTAATGTAATCACTCCAGATAACCAAAATATCGAAGCAACTTTCTTAGTTGCTAAGAAACTTGACTCTGGTTCCTCTGGTGAAATCGAAGCAACATTGAACTACAAAGAACAATAATAAATAAAAGAAAGAAACTCTAGGTTATACAATGGCAAACCGTAGACCACTTATTATAAATGCATCTGCTCAACAAATTCAGGAGATTAGTGATTCTGATACTTTGTCTGGTAGTTTTAGTATAGATGTTAGTGGTGTTACTGGTGAAATCACATTAGAAGGTTCTGCACCTGCCTCTGCAACTAGTAGTGGCACCGCAGGTGATATTCGTTATGATGCCAGTTATCTATATGTCTGTGTTGCAACAAACACTTGGAAAAGATCCGCACTCGCTACTTGGTAATAGGAAAGATACATGGCAATCAAAAATCCAAAATTATTTGGTCTTAATGTACTCAGTTCTTTTGCTGATGTTAGGGATAAAAATTTATCTTTACAAAATATCAATTTACCACCCTTAGACCTAGAAATAATTCTTGGTTCAAGTGATGCTGGTGCAACACGTAATGATTGGATTAGTTTTTCACGATTAGTTGACCCTCTCCATAAGACTTTAGATAGATTAAATCGTGATTCGGGTCAATTTAATGGTTTACTTTTAGAAAGAGCAGGAACAGATGGTTCTCTGTTCGGTAATTTAAAAATTAATGGTTCATTGAGTGGTAATGCAATTAGATATAGGTATGTTGATGGGACTGGTAGTGGTGCTACCATTAAAATTGCAGACATTTCAACTTCAAGAACTAGTGCATGGAGTTCTTCTGCAAGTCCAGTTCTATCTACATCTCCAATATCATATGGTGCAAGACTTGGAATTCGTAGTGGTGGTTCATTAGTATTCGGAACAGCAACTGTTGCAGGACCAAGACTTCAGACTTCTATTGTACCACAGGAAAAAGAATTTCCTTCAGAATTTCCAACTCATAAAGTACAAACAACCATTGGTGGTCAGACAGTAACTCTTTATGCGATGAAGGGTATTCCTGTTATATTCAAAGGTTTCTTTAGGAATCTAAATGCAACAATCACATTAACAAATTTAGTTAATGATACTCCTGCAAGTTGGAAGATTGTTGAGACAGGAAACGCAAACAGATACTCAAATTTTAAAAATATAGGCGGAACAACATCTTCAATAAGGTATAGATCTTCAATCTCTAGAGAAAGATTTATACAATTTTATTATAATCCCGATAGAATTCGTGAAATTAGTATTACGTCTGCAAATATTAGAAGTCTCCCCCCAGTCAAGTTCCAAGCAGCAACAAGAATTGAACTTTCTTATAATGCATTAAGAGAGTTTCCTGATATTAATTTCGTTGCACCAAATATAAATGAATTACTTTTACGAAGAAATCCATTCTATTTGAGTGAAGTTGAAAGTGAAAGAAAATTACAGAGTACTTCCACACCTAGTGGAACAACAACAAATACCATCTTAGACAAGATTCCTACTGGAGTTAAACAGTTATATCTTGAAGGAACTTTTTATGGTTCTATTACACAAAATATATTTGCAGATAGATTTCAGCAGTTGACTGTATTCGATGTTGGTAGAGGTGGTGGAGCATATTTCCATCCCGACTCCACAGATTCTAGTAATACTATTCCCAATGTTGCGTCTACAGTAGAAACTTATAGTATTCGTAGAAATGACTTTAGATCAATTGACCTTACTGCAGATGGTACAACAAGATTCAATGTAAATCAATTAGAAAATCTTGTTACACTAAACCTTGCTAGTAATTATTATCTCGGTAGTAGTACTTTTGGAATCGCTCCGGGCAATAATGTTATTAAATCTATAAACATAGGGTCAACTGGATTACCGTTTCCTACTGGAACTCAGGGAAAAAATTCATTAGAATCTTTTAGTGCATCATATGGTAGAAGTCTTGGAAAACTAGTTGATTTAGAGGGAGGAAATAGTATTGATTATAGATTTGATGGATGCAGTGAGTTAAAAACTATTGGATTATATGCCGCAGGTGGTATATCAGGAAGCAGATTCCCAGTATTTACTAATCCCAATCTAACAAGTCTAGACTTACGATATACTGGAATCAAGGGAGGTGCTCCAAATGGAAATGAAAGTTTTGTAATCCCAAGAGACACTTTCCAATTTGCAACAAATTTAAGTGGTCTTTATATAGATTCTGGAAATTTATTGACTTCTGCAATTCACCCTGATGCTTTTGTAGATGTTAGTGCTCTTTATTATTTGTGGTATCGTTCTTATGGTAGAACTAGTGGAACTCTTCCAAGTTTTGCTGGTAATCCCAATCTAACATACCTTAGATTGTTTCAAAATGCTTTTACTGGGTCAGTACCAAACCTAGCAGCAAATCAAAATATATATTTTGTACAATTTAACAATAATCAACTTAGTAATGCAATTCCAACTTATAAAAATCTTGCAAGACTTTATTATCTAGCTTTACAAAATAATAAGTTTACCGGAATTGGTAAATTTGAAAACTTACCTGCTTTAAGATACCTTTACGTTCATAATAATCAGATTACTGGAGCAATTCCTGACCTTAGTGAATGTCCTAGATTGTATTATTTGATTATGTCTAATAATCAATTTACTGGATATAAGACAGGAGCATTCAAGGAATTATATTACATCAGATATATAGATTTATCTGATAATTCTTTATCACAACAAGCAATTGACCAATTACTTGAAGATTTATACGATAACTGGGTATCCGTAAATCGTAGAGGAGTTACAATAAATCTTCGTGGAAATGGACCACCTAGTGAAATTGGTTTAGAATTTATCACAATTTTGAGATCAAAAGGTTGGAACGTCACTCACGATTAAAAAACAATGGCAGTAAAGCAGAACCAAGGATTTAGAAGAGATCTAAACTTTGAAGAAAACACAAATGACGTTCTGTCATTAAGTAATCTGGGTGGGGTTGGAATCGCTGGTGACCTGAGAGTTATTCAAAATAATCTAAGAAATACTTCTTATCTAGCATTCAATTCCGTAAATTTAACTACTGATGAATTTATTTTTAATTCGGATAAAGTTCTGAATATAGATTCGATTAAATCAATACCTTTTGATGATAATTCTAGTTTAGTCACTGTAACAACAACAGTTCCTTATAATACATATCGTGGGGAACTTGTTATACTTGAAAATGTAACTACAGCAGGAACAGCATCAACAATTTTCAATGGTCAGTTTACTACACAAACCATAGGAGCAGGAGGAACATTCTTTACATATAAAGTAGATAATGTGCTCTTTAATAGTGCTGCACCTTCAAGTGATTTGACCAATGCAAAGATAACATTTAAATCAGGAACCCAGTTTGTATATACAAAAGATGATGTTGTTACTGTAAGTGAATCTGTAAGTGTAGGTTCAACAACTCTAAGTCCTGGCACTGAATATTTCATATGCAATTCTGATTCTGAAACCAAATTTAAGTTATCATTTAATAGCAGCACTGCTGGCATAAGCACGATTAATATAACATCAACTCCATCACAATTTGATTTTATTAGAAAAGAACTTGTCCATCAACAGAATTTAATTAATTTTACAAGACCAGATATCCAAGACAATGAGGAATTTGGCAGTTACTTAAGTGGTTCAATTAATGATGTATTTGAATCTACTCAAGCAAATGTTGAGAATGCTGGTTATTTTATTACTAAAAAATATAAAGGTACAGACAATACAACCACAGATGATGAAATAAAATTTGAAGGAACTGTTAATTTATTTGATCCCGGTCAATTTAATACTACTAGTTCAGCACTTGATGATGCACAATCTCCAGGTATTTTTATCGGAGAGACTCGTGCATTTTCAACCGATAATAATCCATGGACAATTGATGGAACTAATTTAAAAACTGATAGTGAAGAAGTTACGGTAGGAGAACTTTTATTTGCAAGTGATATTACAATTACAGGGACGAGTCAAATAGCAGGCTCAGAAGTAGATATAGAATCTTTCACTCATAAAGTTCCAGTCACAATCAATGGAGAGACATACTACCTGTTAATGACTCCCTGAACCAAAATGCCTTTTTAATTCAAAAAAAGGTCGAAAAAAAAGTCTGGGCAAAAATTCACTCCAGACCTTTTTTAGAATTTAGACACATAAGATATTGTATGTGATTCCGTCACCACCTTTTAGTTGCAATCTATTATTAGATTTGTCTGTAGAAGAGTATAATGATATTTTAGATGGATTTATAGTTGCATTAAGTGCATCAAATTTAACATTACCACCAACAATTTCAAGGTTTGGTGATGATGTGGTTGTTTCTAATCCTTCTTCAGTTGGGTTAAATGGTGGTGATGTATCTGTTGGAGGACAGCATAGTGATCTATCACCTCCAGAATTTGTAACAGTAAAATTAGAACCAGGATTAATGTTTTTAGTAATTCCTGTGCTTAGAGTAATTGTATTGCCTACAATTGAAGAAATTGTTGTTCCTGATGCAAATGGGAATCCTTGAATCACCCAACCTTGTGCGATTGCTCCTGCAACACTTTCAACTGTTAGTGTTGTATCACCTGCTGTTGCTGCGGTAGTTACTAATATACATTGCGTCTGAGTAGGAACACAGAAAGAATTTAATGCTTTATCAATCAGACCTCTAGATTCATAAAAGTAAAGTGCTCTAGTACCAAATCCCGAAGATGGGGAAAGAGTTACTTGATTGGAAGAACCATTAGTAGTAATTCCAGTATATTGTGAAACCCCATCCCATATTGCAAGTTGTTTACTTTTAAGGTCATTGGTATTTCCATTACTAATAGTAACTGTTCCAGCACTAGAACTTGCTGTAACTCTTTTAACAAAACCACGATGATTGATAGCATTAATAGTAGCATTTGAACCACTACCAGTTGTTGCAGTGTCAATAATAATAAAATCATTGATTACAATGTCAATCACACGAACCGGTATATTTACATTTGATGTTAATCCCGATGCAAAAAGATAATTTCCAATTTCAATATTTGTAGTATCACTCAATGATATAACTTTAGATCCTGTACTCCAACTTGCTGTGAAAGTTTTTCTTAAGATTCCCGCATAGTTTGTTTTGGGGACATATTTAATATCAATTTTTTTAGTTGATTTAACTTTTACATATCCACTACTACTTGTTCCACCAATAAGACCACCGCCAAATAATATAGATTGGTCTAGGAATTTATTAAAACTACCCTTTGCTGGTTCTGAAAAATCATAATCTAATGAATATAAGTTATTATATCGTAGATATGAACTGCTAGTAGCACCTGGAGGTAGAAAAAGAAATGCCATTGCTTTATCAACTCCTAAACTAGGAACTCCAACCGGAACGAAGAATCTAAATCTAATTCTATATTGTTCAAACTTTTCTAATGTATAGGTATCAAAATTACTTGAAACCGAAGTTCCTGCTTCTCTAGTAAAATTAATAGCACCAGTAGCAATAGATGTAATCGGGTCTCCATCTGGGTTTTCAAGTGTAATTATTCCAGTGTTTCCTATTCCACTTACTATAGAACCTGTACGAATTCCAGAACCAGATGCAGTCATACCAATTCCAATATTTTTCACATCTCCTGCTGGAATTACAACTAATGTAGTACCCTCAGTTGTCCCAGTAGTTGATTTGGATAGTAGAACTCTAGAATATTCTGTATATGTGTTGATACCAGACGTATATCCTTCGGTTTGAAAATCAGCAGTAAACCCTAAACTACCACTTGAAGTAAATCTGTAAACACCGGTTTGTGCTGGAACGAAGAAACCTTCCCATTGAACTCCACCAGCAGTATTTACTGATTGTGGGTGGATTTTTGCTGTATATTCAAAGTTTCCAGCTTCCCAAAAAGTATCACTTGGAATTGAACCTCCAGTGGTAATCCCAGTAAAAACATCTGTGGTATTTTGAACTTGGTCTGCGTTAAAATATTTGGCGGTAAGACCATTACCACCATTAAGTCTAGGAGTTCCAGAAGAAACTTGAAATTTATCTAAACGATTCTGATACGTAATTCTAGGCACAACTCCAACATTGATACCATTAATATCAGTTTCTTCTACAGCACTACCAATAAACTCCCTATACTCACTTTGAGTTAGTCCTGATGAAAAAATATTACGAATTGCGTCTAAATCTTCAGATATAAAAGTCGCATCAACACTATCAACAAGTGTATCAAGCAAATTGTTCAATGCAAGTGTTGAATCAGAAAGGTCTGAGAAATTCTTATCTCTTCGTAAACCAACTCTTTTGAAAATCTTTCTTTGCGATGCCATTTTGACTTTTTCTAGTATTTAGTGTAGAATAAATAAGTTACCATTACTATTTAAGATATATGGATCCAGAAATGATGCTTGAAGAATTAAATTCACAAGAAGCAGAACTCAGAACAGAGTTACTTGACCTAGAAAAACAGTTCAATGTAAAAAAAGAACAATACCTCAAAATTCAAGGTGCAATTGAAGCACTCACAATGGTTGGGGAAGGCAACCAAGAAGAAGGATAAATAAAAGGAGACTTATATAAGTCTCCTTTTTTGGTATATACCGAGTAGAATAAATGGCAACACCTTTTAGGTTAAAGAGGTCTTCTGTGACCGGGAAACGTCCCGACGAATTACAGAAAGGCGAATTAGCAATTAACTTTTTTGATGGTCACCTGTTTGCAGAAAGAGATACAGGTGGAGTTGGAATTGGAACCACCATTACGCTTTTAACTCCTTGGAAGGAGTCATTTGGTGGGGGAGCAATACAATATGTGGGGGTTGTAACAGCAACTAATTTTCATGGAGAAGGTGGAAATTTAACTCTCGGCACTCCAACCTCTGGTAGTTTTAGAGGAGGAGCATATACACCAGCAGCAAATCATAAAATTGACGACTCAGTGGATGAACTTAACTATATTTTAGGAAAACTTGTTCCACCGCAACCAGATGATATTGATGGTGTTTCGTTATCTTTGACTGGGACAGCAGGTGTAGGTAGACTTTGTGCAGGATTCACACCAACCAATAATACTGGAGGAGCAGCACCGGTAGCAGGAACTCAATATACGAGAAATACTGACAGCACAGTCACGACTAATTACATCACTGAATATGGTCCTGGTGAATCTGGAACAGTTACCGGTTTTGTGAATGCAGTTGGAGTCGGAACAACAACACTCAATATCTCATTCGGACTTTATGCAGTCAAGTCTGATAATGGAACATACGATGCATTGCAAATTGCAAATGATAAGGATGCAGCAGATTCTTCAAGAAATGTAGGCATCACTTCACTATTTTATGAAGTCTATGACGCAAGATTAATTGATGCTGCATCACCAGACGGATATAATAAGGCACATATCAATCAAGGGTCAAATAATACAGCAGATGTTTTCTGGTATGAAGATCCAAGCACAGTTTCAGCACCAGTAATTTCATTCAGTGGAGTCACTGCACCTAGTAGTCCAACACTTAACTATTCTTCTGGTGTTCCTCACTATACAGAAGCAGCAGCAAATAACTTCACTTATACAATGACGGTCACTAATGCGACTGGTGATATGTATAGTAATCACACATTCGTAACATCAGACGGTCAAACATCTGGATTCAATAATCCAGGAGATAAAACATATACCGACTTCGGTGGAGCAAACCCACCAGTCAGAAACTTTGGTGTTGGAACAGGTACTGACTGTGTAATCACAAATACAGTTAGAGATTTGCACCTCACACTTACATCAAATCACTTCTCAAGATATGATTGCTCTACTCCTTACGGAAGTCATAATAATCAAAGAATAAGTTATAGTACAAATATCAATATTATGGGCACCACTGCCCGAACCAATGAAATTGATGAAGATAACATTTTAATTACTTCACTCGGTACTGGGTCTGGTAATGCCGATAGGGTCAATGCAGGAGCGACTGGAGACAACCCAACTCCGGTTTATACTGCCTGGTCCTCAAGCACTCAAGTTGCTTCCTATGAAGCGGTTGTGAGAGGAGCAGTGTTAAGACATGACCAAACCAATTATTCAACTGGGTATCTTCCTGCTGGTCCTGATTATTCTTCCGGTAGAAGTGGAGCACAATACTTTCAGATGGAACTGATTCGCTCAAATGTCTCCCAGTTCAATATTTCGGTGACTGGTTCTTATGGAGGATGTTGGGTCTGCCTACCTGATAACTCTGCATGGACTTCATCCTTGTCTGGAACAAATGGTTGGGCAAGTATGTTCACAGCATATCGTGGTTCTGGTATTCCAACATCAGCAGAACCTGGATGTGCCTCTGGTGGAAATATGAGTGGTTCTAGCGGAACATTTACTTCTGTATTTGGAACTGAATCATCATCAAACGATAGCAACAATAGAATTCTAATCCGATGGCGATTAGACTCAGGTGATTCTATCACCGCTATGTCATTCTCCGCAACTTAATAAGAGAGGTATAAACAGTGGCAGCATCACAAGAACAAAAGGTAGACTTTCTCTTAAAGAAAATTGGATACGTAGCATCCAAGACTGGTATTGCGGAAGATGAAAGTAGTCTCACAGGCACCAAAAAGGCACCATTTGGCGAAGCAATTCCATCGCCATTGGTTGTTCCCGCAACAAATATATGGTCAGATAGTTCTCTGATTCCAACAACACCACCTGGTTCAACAGGTGCTACTGTTCAGGTATACCTGGCAGGAACTTCTGGTCATCAGATGACTGCTGATAGCACGATTTCTGGTAATAGAACATTCATAGCATACTCAACGTATAATAATACATCAACTGAAATCCTTGGAAATTGGATTGATACATCATTTGGTGCAGATTATATCGTCAAAGTATATAAAGGAGATCCAAATTCTGGTGGTGTTCAGTTATCTTCTGCTGGTTCTGGTTCTAATGATACCTGGTTCTTTGATTATTCATCCGGTGTTCTGAATTTTAATGGAACTTCTGTACCA